ATGCGCCGGGTCAGGGTCAGGGGCACCCCCGCCAGTTTCAGCGGCAGGCCCATGGTCATCATCGCCAGCGCGTTGAGCTGCTCGGTGATATTCAGGCAGTCATAAAATGAGGTGGTGTGCAGCGTAAAATACGCGAAGCGTCCCAGCTCGGGCAGCACAAACTTCAGCCGCCCGACAGGCTTGGCGTAGATCGAAACCTCTTTGTTGTTGCTGCGGGAAACATACGAGCCAACCGGGGTCTTCGGGTCAAAGGCCCGCTCCGGTTGGCCGTTCGCCACCACGACCTCACCGGTCTTGGTATCGACCAGGCGGATAAACTTCTCGCCATCCGCCCGGGCCACCATGCGGCCGGCGGTGTAGGCTTCAAACCAGCAGTCCCAGGACTCCGGGACGGTCTGGAACGGCAGCACCACCGTCAACTGTTTGACCTTGAGCCCGCCGAACTTGCCTATAAACTCGGCCTGGCTCTCGTCATTCCCCGGGAAGAAGCCCACCCGAAAGAGGGTGTTCAGGTCTTTCCCAATGGTGCCGTTGCCCTTCGGGTCGCCCTTGCGCACGTACCCGACGGGTGGAAAATTCAGATTGTTCTTAAAGTTTTGGATCACAACAGACCTCCTAAAAACCTAACTCGGCTAAAATGCGCTCTGGCGCGCGGCGCTGTACCCGGAAGATGCCGGCGGCGGTCAGGTTATGCCAGGCTTCCGCTGCGCGCTCCCGGTCCTCCGCTTGCATGCGGGCTACAAAGTTCTTACTGTGCAGCCCCACCACCCCACACTGCGGACAAACCACGATCAGCCCCACCCCCGGGCGGTTCTCAACTACCAGGTGCCCCCAGCAGGAAGCACACAGATAGTCCCGTACCGTCTTGGCTAAGTCGCTGATCCACACCCGATCTTGTGACACTATTGACCTCCTTTATCGACCTTGCTATAATGGGGGTCACACCTGACCCAACAGGCACGACCTCCAATTCCCCTGACCCCCCCAGGGGAATTACCCTCTTATATCCATTTCATTCGCTCACGATCACACGCCTCGGCAATTTCCTTACTGGTGTCGTCTTCGGAAATGGTTGCCCAAAAGGTTTCCCAGGCGGCGTCCCATTCGGCCCGGGTAGCAAGCCGGGCTTGCATCGCATCACCCAGCCGCTTCGATGCCTGCCGGCTGCGCACCTGCCAGGCTTCGCTGTTCGGGCTGGCCTCGGCTACCATCTGCTTTACTACCTCGCGCTTGTTGATCCACTGCCGGTTTTCCCCGCGCTCCTGCAGCCACCACCCATGCACGCCCCGGCTCATCGTTTACCGTCCCACTTGATCCCGGCGATGTCGCGCCCGGTCTTGCAGAGCGCCCAAACACCCAACACCGCCACTATGCCCCAAACAAGCACGTCCATTGAACCCTCCTAATACTCAACCGGATTTGCAACCCAGGCGCCATCATAGACGCACAAGGTACACTGGCAGTCGGGATGATGAAGACCGGTCTGGCGGCTGTAGCCGGCGTAGGGATCGCGCTCTTCCTGCATGCTGGTATCGGTCTCGCCGGTCCACTCTTTCCACTCGCGCACGTAGTCAGCGACGTGGGCGAGTGAAACGGTCTCAGGATTGTCGGCGTTGACCAGCCACCGGTACACATCGTCCAGCAGCCCACAATCCGGGTCGCCATCGCACTTGTGAAGATGATCGTGCACAGCCTGAGCAACTTTCAAAATCCGCTTGTCTTCCATCCCGCCCTCCCCTACTCTGAAAACGGACTGTCACTGACAGGCGCAATCTCTACGCCCTGCATGGCCCGCATGACCCGGGCTGATTCGGCCTTGCGCTGTACTTCGGCCTCGACCAACACACAGACCATGCCCTTCAACGTGCGGTGAGACTCGCGCGCCAACTGCTCTAAGTCGGCTTTGATGTTCTTGGGCAGTTCCATCACTACCCTTTCTTCGGTTTCGCTCATATACCCTCCATCGTGCTGCGGCTAGAAAAAACGTGCAACTGCACGATAACTATAGCAAATTGTACAGAAAATGTCAAGCAGTATATACACTTTTGTTACATTGGGGATAATAAGAACAGAATGAAAGAAAAAGGGATCTTAGGAAACTGGCTGGAAAAGAAGTTTGTCGCCTGGCAAAATGAAATTGGCCGGCGAACCACCGTCAAGGAATTTGCGGAATATTTGGGGGTGAACTCAGACTACCTGAATCAATTGCTGAACGGCAACCGCAAGAAGTGCAGCATGCAGGTGGCGCAGCAAATCGCCCAGGCCCTGGGTGATTATGAGATTATGGATATTTTGGGCTACAGGCGCCCGGAAGCCTCAGACATATTGGCCCCATTGCCGGCGTCTTTCCGTGATCCATTCTTGGCTGCGCTCAAAGAAGCCAGGTCCGAGCTGGTCAGTAAAGGGATTTTATACGACTCCCCCGATGCAGAGGAAATTATTAAAAAGGCGTTCGCCAGGCATGGTGTCAAGATCGACGTTGAACGGCGGTGAGATCGCCCCATATCGTTATTCATTATCTCTCCGGTTGTGACTTGGTAACAAGATTGTAGTCCGTTTTTTTTTTTTTTCTAATTAAACCAGTCTAAACTACCGTCGTCGTGCCTTTCATTTTTGTTTGTGGTTTTCTGGATAAACAATTAATGTTTTGTTCTACTAATTAATTATTAGAACAAGATAAGCATAGCACCTTAATCCCTGGTTTCCAAGGGGGAGAGGGGTAGGATTTTTTACCAAAAGAGGGTAGTGATTTTAACCACCCGGGGAGGGATGAATGAAAGTGCTGGGCATCATCGGAAAGATCCTGGTGTTATGGGTCGCGCTCTCCATTATTTGGGGGTTTGCAACCCGGGCGGGTACCTTCGGTTGGGTCATCCTGGGGGTGGCGGCCATCATCTACTTTGTCTTGCGGGGTTCGAATAAACGCAACCAACAGGGATAAGCGTAATCGCAGCACGCATGTATTGCATGGGGGGAAAGCCCAAAAAATGCCACCGTAGTTCTCTTATCTACCACCAAACAGGTATACAAGCGGTCCGTAGTTCAGTTGGTTAGAACGCATGTATCACACACATGAGGTCCGGGGTTCGAGTCCCTGCGCGTCCACCATAAATCGCTTGTGTACCCTGGTTAAGGTATACAAGCGATTTCCGTTTCACTATAGCTTGTGTACCATAGAACTCTTGTATGGAGGGGTATGGACCTGCACAAAGCTATTGAAGGTTTCTTGATTTCCCGAACGGCAGACGGTTATAGCCCGGCCACTCTGGAAATGTATCGCTGGGCGCTGGCTCTGCTGGTCCGGCGCCTGGGCAATCCTGAACTCGGCATCATCCAGCCGGCTGATATTCAATCCTTTTATGCCTGGCTGCGGTCTGATTATGTGCCTACCCGGGCCAGTAAATCAACTGAGCCTCTTTCTTCGCGGTCGGTTGAAAACGTCTGGATCTCCCTGCGCTCGTTCTTCGGTTGGGCGGCGAAAGAGCTAAAGATTGATCGGCCCGATCTGGTTGTAAGCCGGCCAAAGTATGGGCCTTCGGTGGTCGAGCCCTTGAGCGTGGAAGAGATCAAAGCCATGCTCCAGGCTTGCGAACGGACCAAAGAAGCCAAGACCGAGAAGCGCGCCGCCTGGTCGCAGGTCCGCCCAACGGCTGCGCGGGATGCCGCCCTGATCCTGGTGCTGCTCGATACGGGGGTACGCATCTCGGAGTGTGCCAGGCTGCGGGTAAAGGACGTGGATTTGACGACTGGGGAAGTCACTGTCATAGCGTTTGGAACCGGTCGCAAAACAAAAGGGCGGCATGTGTACCTAGGGAAACTGGCAAAAAAAGCCGTGTGGCGTTACCTGGCCAGCCGCGAAGACCCGGCGCCTGGGGATTACTTATTCCTGACCGATGACGGTCACTGCATGAATCGCACTTCGCTGCGCCTGCTGTTGAATGGAATCGGAAAACGCGCGGGGGTGGATCATCCCCACCCCCATCGCTTTCGGCATACGTTTGCGGTTGAATATTTGCGGAATGGCGGCGACCCGTTCACGCTTCAGCGCTTGCTCGGTCACTCCACCTTAGAGATGGTCAACCACTACCTGCAATTGGTCAATGCTGACCTCGCCCAGCGTCATCGCCAGGCCAGCCCAGCCGACCGCATGGGCCTATGACGGCCATAACTCCGGGTGGATGCTCCACAGCAGCGTCAGCTTTTGCTGATCGCTCAATTCTGCCGGCGGCTCGACCGGCTTCACCTTCGCCCAGGCAGCAAACTCCGCCGGCGTCCCGGTAAACTCATCCAGGTCCACCCGGCCCGAGATGCCATCTACTGCGCCACTTGACGTCCATTGGTAGAACAGCCAGGGCCACCAATCCGGGCGCAGCGGCTCAATCTTCGGATCTCCGGTGTAATTGGCGATAAACAGCGGGCAGACCTTGAATTTTGTAAAGTCATACTCCGGGCTCTCATTAATGCACATTTGAAGGTACCACATGCCGCTGTAGAAAATGCACCACACCCCCCACATCTCATGGACCCGCTGGATGAAAGCCCAGGCGCATTCAAACGCATCGGCCCCGCTGATGTCGGTTCGCATCAGGTTGGTCCCATCCTCGAAGTCCAGCATGGGTGGCAGCTCGCCCTTGCGATTATGGCTCATAAACCAATCGGCTTGAGCAGCTCCGCTCAGGCGCCGCCCGTCCGGGGTAGCCAGGCGCAAATAATGGTACCCGCTGCGTAAGATCCCCACCTTGCCCGCACCATCCCAGGCGTCTTCAAAAACATCTTTGTAGCCGGCGCCTTCGCTGATCTTGATAAAGGCGAACAGAATGCCGGCCGCTTTCACCAGCAGCCAGCTCAAGATTTTATTCCAGCTTGAAACGTCAATCCCTTTGGCTCGTTCCAATCTCGCCTCCCCGTTCTGGACGTGCGGTAGATAAATTTTCATGCGTACTTATTGGTCAATGCGGTCAAAGCCGCCTGCCCCAAATCCGTCAGGGTTGCAATATACCCGGCCGGCAGTTTCACATCGGTAGGGCCCGGGTTGGCCGGCAGCGTTTCCCAATAGGTTTCGGTTTGGGTTGGCCCCCACTGCTTGCCGGTGCTGTCGTGCAGGGTATAGCTGACCATTACCTTTCTCTCGACCGGGAACACGGAATAACAAACGAGCTTGATCTGATTGAGCGTGATGGTGTGCGCCATAATCCTCCTAGTGGACGATGCAAAGATAGTCGGGGTTTCCCCCGGTGCGGTAGAACATTCCGGCCATCATCCCCGCGGCGACCGCTGCGTCGTTGTTGGCATGGACCGGAACGCCATATAAACCGACGCCTGCGCCGCCGCCTACGGGGTTCAAAATGATTGCGAAATTCGTCGCCAGGTTGCCGACCAGCCGGTTTTGCAGCCAGGACATGCCGCTGTTGTGGGTTCCAAAGTCGAGGCCGACCGAACTGGTATGGACGCGCAGCACCACATTGGCGTCAGCGGTGCCAGATGACGCGGGCCAGGCCCCCGTTCCAGTCCCCAGCAATTCAAGCCTGCCGTTATCATCAAGCGTGGCTCCCGACCCCTGCACCACCCGCCCGGTCGTGCCGTCGGCGCGCATGATGGAATGATCTGCCACCACCTGCCCCATACTCAGCTTCAGCACCTGCGCGCTCAGCCGGTCCAGGTCCGCCCGCAGCTTGCGAATCATCTCGCTGTCTTCGCTCATAACACCTCTCGCTTCGCGTGAGCTACAGCTGCTTCGACGGTCGCGCTGTCTTCCTCGCTCACCAGCACCACCCGGTAGCCGGCTTGTTCTGCGGCGCTTTGCTTCAGTTCATCCTCTACTCGGGTCTTGGCGGTATGCCAATATGAACCCTGGATAAAAATCGCGCAAGCGCGCGGGGGAACGTAGGCGACAATATCAATCATTTGGCTGCCGCGCGCGCCATACAGACCAATCGGCACCTGCTGCCGATACTCGATCTTGAGTTGCTTGAGCGCAAGAACGTAATTCTCTTCGTTCTTGCTCATGCTCTGCGAACCGGAGGCGATGTAGGCGGGCATCAGACCTCGATAAACTTGAAGCTCACAATGGCTTCGATTTCTCTTGATTCTGGCCTGACGATCAGCTTCGTCGCCATCAGGCTTCCAGAATCGACAAATCCTTGAACGCCATCCAGCAAGGAATGCACGAAGCTTAAGGTTAAAGGGCCCGGCGAACTATTGCTGTTCTGCCAGGTACGCAACTGGTCAAACTGGCTTTTCACCGACAGATTGACTCTGGCCCCCTGTTTGTTCACCGTATACCCATCGACCAGCTTTGCTGTGATTTCAATGGTGTCCTTTACGGGCACCCGTACCACGCTGTCCAGGCGAATGCTTTCAATAATTGGCGTCTTGGTGGGGTCATCTGTGTATAGTTCGAAATGAAATTCGATGTACCTGCCAGTCAGGTAGACGCCAGTATTTTGTAGCAAGACTTCTTGAACCGGACTGGTTGTAAGTGTTGCTATTGTGATCATGCTCCCGCTATCCACCCTCGCATAGACGTTAATCACTTGGTGACCAATAGCAAGGTTTCTGGTAAAAATGGTTAGGCGAGCAAAGCATTTATTTAGATCAATGTACTGGGTATACATTCGGCTGGTGGTCAGTGTGGTTGGATTGGTATATTTATAACCATCCTGCTGGTCAGGGTTGAGCGCCAGCGGCAGCCACAGAACACTTTCCCCGCTGCCAATCCAGAGTCGGTCTGGAGTAGACGTAGAAGGAATTACCTGAATGGCTAGAGACTGAATGCGCCAGCCGGGATCTCCCTGGTAGACATCATGCCATCCGATTCCATTATGGCACAGTACGCTAGAGTACCCGTTTGGGCCAGCATCCACAGCCACATAGACTCGGTTGGCATACTCTACCATCGCGCTGATCGGTCCACGCGCCACAGATGACAGTCCTTGATCTTTATTGGGCCCAATGTCATCAAGTCTCTGGTCGTAAAACCGCTCGATTCCTTCTAGCAAAGAAAACCACAAATAAACATCGTGAACAATCGCCGCTCGTCCGTTATTCTCGTCGGCCACCTCATCAAAGCGCCGGAACCAATCGAATATTTTGGTGCTGCCGCTGCTGGCCACAGCCCCAAACCCGTTCTCCTTCATAACGGTAGGCATCATATAACCACCCAGCTTGGCTCCGATCAGGTTGGTAATTTTGTAATTAGTGCTACCGCATGTTATGGGAGTTCCATCAAAAGTCAGGCTCGTTCCCCAGGCTGCGACCACAGCCTCAGCAACGGTACAGGCCGCCGCTTTCGCACCCCAAATTTTCTGGACGCCTTTATCGTCCTGCACCAGGACCAGATACGTCATTTGGTTGGTCCCGTCATCAGCCCACGACCAACCGCCTGATGCGGTGAATTGTCCTCTACGGATATTGGTGCCTTCCCCAAAGGCAAAATAGATAATGTCGTTTACTACCAATACGCTTGTAACCGGTTTTAACGGCATATTATGGCCGGCAATTTCTGTCCAGTTGTCACACCCCGACACATAGAAGTGAGTGCTGGTGGTGTGTGTTGTGGTCCAGGCAGGCGCCACGGTAAGAACCGGAGAGACTCCAGTAGTATTGCTGACGATCAGCCGCCAGTTCTGCATCTCTTCTGATCCCGGGCCACTGACAATCTTGACGATCTTTCCGGAAAGGTTGCTCGGGATAGTCGTGCTGGCGTTTGCATTGGTTTTGGTTTTGTCGCCAGAGTTATCGGCGGCTCCCCCAAAGAACCCGTTCACAAACAGACGCGGGGTGGTCCCGTCGGCCGGGGCAGTTACCATCATCTTCATCCCCTTATAGTCGAAGAAGATGCTGCGCCCAAAAACCGATTCCATCTTGCTAGTCAGCACGTATTGGGCGTTTACTACGTCTACGATCCACTCCCCTCGGTCCATGTCGTAGTGCTTTAAATCTGTCCCAGCATAATACCCGTATTCCAAATAACTCCAGGCGATTCCATAATTAGCCTGAATACCTACCCAATATCGAGTCGCCGCCGCAAACGTGTAATTGATCGGAAACGTGTAGTCCCGATAATCCGCGTCTGCCGCCGCGATGCTCAATGATGCCTGTGCCAGGACGCTGCCCCGATTGGGTGCGTTCGCTCCTGTGTCCGGGCAGACCACCAGGTTGATAACTTCAACTTCAGATCCACTGCCTTTCATTGGCCCGGTCGCCTTGATCCTCACAGTTAGAGATCGCGTTAGCCCGGCACCCGGATAAAAGGCTCCATACTTGAAAAACTGGAGCGCCTCAGTTACTCCAGTTTTCGTCAGTCTCGCCATGCCGGTAGTTCCGAAAGTTTCCATCGGACCGCACCTCAACACTTCGCGCAGGGTGTCAGCCCGGTAGCTTTCCGCGAATCGGGTGGTGTCCCGTTCAAAATCCCGATTCCCTCTCCCGCCTGAGAAGTCGTTCATCACCTGGCTGCTGAACGGCAGCTCCATATCGTTGTAGCCTCCGTTGCCTTGGCTGATCCGCAGTGCAGCGTTGGGAGCGTTTTGAATGCTAAACGCAGCCGGGTCGGGCGTACCATTGCGCCGGCATAGCATCAGGTTCAGGGTGGTAACACCGTCAAATAGTGCTAAGTCCGCTTCGGGTTTTCGGGTTGTAGGGTTTACGGTCGCATTGGTCACGGCTTAAAATCCTGTCAACTTCGGCACCGGCGTGTACTTCGGGTGCCGGAAATGCGCCAGCCGCGCCTTCTGTCCAAACTCATCGGCCAGGCGTTTCTCTTCCTTGTCATCGGTCACATCAAACCGGTGTTGGTGCAGCTTGGTCATGGCGTCCAGGTGCAGCACGTCCAGATTGATATAGATATTGAGCGCGTCGCTGTCGTTCACCAGGTCTGCATGCGGGCAGGCATAGCGCAGGCGGATGGTTTTGCCAGCCGCGGGCGCATGGGCGTAGAAGATGACCTCCCCTTGGGCTTCGAGCCAGGTAAAGTTATCCTCCCAGCCATCGGTATCATTCCCCGCCATCACCCGGATCAGGTTGGAGACTCCCGCCGGCAGGGTGTAGACCTTCTTCGATGCTTCGGCGGTCAGGGTTTCGTTATCGACCAGGATCTCCTGCTCTGCTAAGGCTCCATTTACCGCCCGGATCAGGATGCCCCGCGCCCAGCGTCCATGCAGCGCCAGATAGCGGTTTGCCGTGGTGATCGCGGTCCCGGTCGGAATGGTAAAGGTCTTGGTGGGATTGTCCCAGTCGGTAATCACCAGCGTGGTACCCACCCGCGGGCCGGCGACCAGGAAGAGCGTGCCGTTGTTCCAATACCCATCCGGTTCGCTGTTGGCCGCATCAACCAGCGTGGTCGCGCTGCCGCCGGTTGCATTGCTTTCAAAACTTTCGTCTAGCTCGCGCGCCATCCGCAGCAAAACATCGAAGAGGGTGCTCATCGCGGCCTACATCATATCGGCTAAGCGGGTGGACAGATCGTTGGCGCCCGGCGCCTGGCGCCAGTCATCCACCATCTGCACCCGGTAATGGAACTCTTCGCCCAGCACCCGCGCCTTTTCCGCCGAGCCTTCCCCGAAGGGGATCAGGGCCATGCCGTTGCGGAACTGGATGCCGGCGGTCTTGCCCGAGTAAGTGGGCACCGGTGTATAGACCACATACGCGCCGAAGCCGCTGGCGTCCTTCGCCTGGGCTTCGTTCTGCGCGGTCAGTTGCTGGATCAATTCATTCTGCCTGGCCACCTGCTGGCGCAGCAGCTCAATCTCAGAAAGGTCAGCGCCCGGTTCGTTCGCGGGCGTGGGCTTGGGCTGCGGCATTGGCTTCACGTCTTGCTTTGTTGTCATGATATTTGCTCCTTAAGTGTGAATGGATCTCGTAGGTGTTTCGTAAACCTTTATCCATCGGGGGAACACCAAACCCGAAGAGCTGGGGAACGCGGTGCATCGGGCTGCCGCACCGCTGGCAGAGAGTGAAGATCACCTCCTTCATGGCGTGTGCAATTTCCACCCGAGGGTGGGTTTTGTCTTGGTCGCAACCGTACACGTAGAGCGGCATAATCTTCTCTCTTAGTTGGCCTTGGCTGGTTTCTTGGGAGCCTTGGCTTCCTTCAGCCGGTTCAGATAACTTTCGAGATCCGACAGGCTAATGTCCTTGCGGACTGCCTTGGCTGCCATCTCTTGCAGTTCGGCAAAGGTGTATTTCTCTTCAGTCTTATCCATACCAACCTCCTAACAGAAAGGATGCGATAAACGGCAAAACTGCCGCAAATACCCGCGTTTCATCGGCCTTCGCCAGGGTCCAGCCTGCGGCCAGAAGCGCCAGTGGTACAAGCTGAACAAGCGAAGGCTGTGCGATTGCGCCCGCCACCACCAGCCCGGTCAGCGCAACCGCAATAAAAATATCCTGGTGATACCACTGGCCCTGGCGCCAGAAGTCGCGCTGCAAAAAGTGTTTAAACAATCCTAGGTTGTAGTGGACCTGGAAACGCTCACAATACAATTCGCGCTCCCCTACCGCCAGGCGCACCCCTATAAATACCAAACCCGTTCCCATCAGCACAATCACGCTGCCAACCGGGTCCATGGTCCGCAAGAAAAAAGCAACCGGTACCAATAAAGCGGTCTCTTTGGAGAACGCGGCCAACACTCCCCCGGTCAGGGCATACGACCATTCGCCTGTCATTGCAAGGGCCACCCCTGCGACCTCTGGCGCCCAGCTCCAATAATCAAATTTGACGGTGAGTAATAATAGTAATCCGGTCAATAATGCCGCGTTTAGCCCGAACGCCTGGCCAACCGACCAAAACATCAGGGTATTGAGGACCAGCTTGCAGCCCTGATAGATCCCTACCCGGGGCAGGTGGGTGAGGCGTTCGATCCATCTGACCAGGAAAGGCACCAATACCCGGTAACTCATGGGCGCCTTGATCTCCTGGCGATAGGTCAGGTCAATCGCGCCAAAGCCGTTGTAGGGGCTGCCGTAGTTGGGGGCCGAGATAATCATGGCGGCCCGCTCGAAGCACCAGGCGCATACCAGCGCCAGCAGCAGGCTCATACCTGCCTCCGGTGGTCCCAATGGTCCTGGATCAACCCAATGATGATGAGCCCGATCACCACGCCAATCCCAATCGTTAAGCCATCCATAGCGTGTTGATCTCCTTATGGTCCGAGAACAGCAGAAACTCGCGCAGGCCCAGCTCCAGGCTCGGCCCGAGCACATGCCCGGTGAAGACGCTGTAATCTACGTACAGCGGAAAGCCAGCCGCCTTCACCCGCCGGCAGAAATCAAAGTCCTCGCCGGCGTTGGTCCCGGTCGCGCGGTACCAGGGTTTGCCGATTGTCTCCAGCACGTCCCGCCGGATCAGGCAGAAGTGCGCGCCGCAACCGTCGATCTCTTGCAGGTCGTCCGGGTGTTTCGGCAGCAGCAGCTCATTGGGAGTCTCGGGTCCAATCTTCTCGCGCACTACGACCCGCTGGATCTGGTTGATGGTGTCGGCAAAACTGTAGAGGTGATTGCGCTCATCGCTTGGGCTTGGCCCCACATCGCGGCCGATCGTCGGCACCGTGGGGAGGCTGCGCTTGAAGATCACGCCCGTTACCACTGGCAGCCCGCGCTCTACTAATCGCTGCACCGCGCCTGGGTGCCAGGTGGCATCACTGTCGTGCATCAAGAGGTAGTCCATCTTATTGGCAAGAAAGGTCTCTACAATCCGGTTTCTGCCAATTTCAATGGCCTGGCCGACCAGGGTATGAAAGGCCAGCGCGCCCTTGAGCTGGGTGCGGAAAAGGCTGGTGACATACTGCGGGCTGAAGTCGCGGGTGGTAGGCGTGCCTAAAAATACACTGGGCATAAGCGTAAGGCGGGCCTTGCGACCCGCCTTCCTTTCGTTGTGCTGCTGGTTTAGCGGAACTCGGCGCCCGCGTCGCGGTCCTGAGCAAACCCAGGATTGTCGATGATGCCGACCATGGTGGTGCCGAAGGTGGCGGTGGTGCTGGCGACGGTGACATCAAGTTCGACCTTGACGTAGGTTTTGCCCGGGGGCGGGGTGAACGGGACGATCAGTTCAACCCCAGTCGAGCCAGGCTTGACAGCGCCGACCGATTGCGCGATCAGGTTATAGGTGCTACCGTCCGTGGACGTATACACCTTGGCCTGAATGGTGTCATTGGCCCCATAAGCAGAGGGCACAATGATGCGTGCGGCGTAGCCCTTGCGGCGTCCGCCGTAGATGGTGACCGGGCCTACCGATTCGTCAGCGGTCAGGGTGCCGGTCGTGCGAAGCATTAAGTTGGCATCAAATACGCTCATCTTATTTCTCCGTGAACCCGGCCAGGTTGCTCAAGTTGCGGGCGCGCACCATGGAGCGCGTGCCGAAGTTGGCAATCCCGTTCCACCAGTCAATCCGCTTCAGTTTGGAGGGCTTGCTCTCCATTTCCGCGCCCTTCAGCGGATCGTAGGCGGTGAAATCGTTGAGCTGAATGCCATGCACGCCTTCTTTGTTATTAAAGGCGACAAAGTATTGGCTCATCGAATCGGCGCCGGCGTCGCCCGCGGTTTCGGTGGTGGTGAGGATCTCGGTCGAGAGGTCCTCTTTGTACCCCATGTCTACCAGGGGGATGCCCTGATAACTGACCACTTCCAGATCGAATTGATCCTTGGTGATCGTGAGGTAATTGCCGGCCGATTGCAGGTAGAGCAGCGCGGCAGCGATCCCCAGGACGAAATCTTCATTGCACAGGATCGCATCGACCTGCCCGCCGTTGCAGTAGCGTTTTGCGGTGCGCAGCCGGTTGAAGAAGCTGCGGGCGTTCGCGGCGCTGGCGGTGGGGTCCAGGGGTGCGGCGTTGGAGGCCGCCCAATACACGGTCTGGCGAGTGGGGAGACCGGCTACCCGCTTTTTCAAACCGTCGAACGAGTTGGGTTCTGTCCCAACATCGCCGTTGATCAGTTTGTCATTCCACTGCAGGGCCATGGAGCGCAATTTGCCCTCCACCTGCAATTGGATGGGATCACGCGCCACGTCCTTGATCTTCTCAAGAACCGTGTCAAACGTGATGTCACCACCGAAGGCGTACAAATACTCTTCGGCTTCGGCGAGCTGGCCGTCTTCCGCAGAGGTGTAGCCTGCGTTGACCTGGCGCCAGCTTCCGCCAGTCGGCAATTTTTGCCAATACTGCGCGGCTACCTTCAGGTTGCTGACATTCTCGAAAGAGATGTAGTTCATCACCCGGCTCTCCCGCAGGAGGGACAGTTCGATGAACTTTACTTCCGGGTCTTTCTGCACCTGGGCGAGCTGCGTTAATGTGATTCCCGCCATAGGTTAGCTCCTTTTCTGCCGGGCCAGCTTCCAAAGTTGATCCCGGTCGGTTATGTTTGCGATGGGGTTGCCCGCCGGCGCGCTGCTGTCCAATGGACCGCTGCGCCCCTGGGCCTCCCGTTGGGTTCGTTCTTTCTTCGCGGTGGCCGCCGCTCGGAGTGTGGTCATCAGCGCTACCGGGTCGTCGCTGTCCTGCTGCGCTTGCAACTCGGGGTCAGCGGGCGCCAGGGTGACGCCGGTTTCCTTCTGGATCAGGTCCAGCATGCGGAGCTTCCAGTCAGCGGTTGATTGTCCCGCTCCACTCGTGGGCACCTGGCCGGGTGCCGGCGTTGAAGGCTGGGACGGATTTTCAGCGACGACTTCTTGAGCCACGTTCTCGCGCAGGCGGGTTGCCTGCTCTTGGGTGGCCTGGGCGCCGGTGATCTGTTGGATCTCGGCCATGCGCGCTTTAAACCGTTTATCAATTTCCGCTGTCTGACGATCCCGGGCGGCTTGCTGGCTGCGGTTGTTTTCCTGGATGGCTGACTTAACAGTCTCAGGAAGCTTGCTCTTGATCTCTTGGATCTCACGCAGCAGCGTGGTCAGGTCCGGGGGTGCTTGGGTCTCACTCGCGGCGGCTGGCTCCGAGCCCTGGGTTACAGGCTGCGAAGCGTTGCCCGGCTGGCCGGCCGGTTGCTGCCCAAATAAGCTTTTAGCCAGGTTCTCCATTCAACACTCCTTAAACGAAATGGCCCGAAGCAATATGCTTCGGGCCTTGGCCTTCTTTCAAGCACTCTCAGTTTATAACGATTCTAGAACAAAGTCAATCATTCTTATTGAAGCGCCGGCAGCAGGTAGACCTGTAAGAAGCCTTCCGCGTCGGTCGGAATGTTCAACTTCTTACGCAGCGCATCCACCTGCGCCAGCCCGCCCGCTCCCAGCGGTTTCCCGCCATATTTCAGGGCGGTCAGTTGCCGGGTCAGTTCGGGGGGGATTTGGGCTAACTCGTCTTGAGACAGTACCGGGGGGTGCTCCTGGGGTTGGATCTGCGGCAGCATATCCCGCCAGAAGGTTTCCATTGAGCCGCTTACCCCAACCTTCGCCATCAGCGCGCGAGTCTCGCTCTCAATCCCGAGACTGAGCTTGGTCCCGGCGTTGGCATGCTCCACCACCACCCGGCGCAATTGAGCCGGTACGTCCACCTGCGGCGCGCTCTTGCCGCCACTACTGCCCCCGCTGCTGCCGCTGGTGCCCAGGATCATCCCGGCCAGGGTCTCGGCGCTGAAGATGTATGGCGCTGCGGTTGGCATCTGCGCGGCAACCTGCTTGCGCCAGTCCCAATATTCCGATAACTCGGGGTGGGCCGTGAGGTAGGCCTTCTTCGCGGCTTTGTCGCTGAAGGAGAAATACTTTTCCTGCGTGTCCATGATGCCCGGATAGCGCTGGTCGCGTCCGGCCCAGTATTGATAAACATACTGCTGGACCTGCGCCGGCGCGCCGTACAGGCTGCTGGTTTCACTGATCTCGTAGGGAATCAGGTCCGGGTGTTGCGCCAGGTATTGGGTCTTCCAACTCATGTACTTCTGCATCTCCGGGTGGCCCTTTTCGATCAGGGTGCGCTCTCCGGGTTTGGCAGTCCAGTAGATTTTATAGAGGGCGTCCAGCCCCGGGAAGGCCTGGGCTTTGGCCGCGGTGAAGGCGTCATAGTTCGCGCTGGTGGCCGCTGGCACCCCTTGCAAGGGGGTCTCAGGGGCGGCCACTTTCGCCGGGGTCTTGGCGCCCAGGGTCTTGGCCCAAAAGCCCAGGGTCTGCGTGTCGATGCTGTCATAAGAGCGGGTCTCTTTGTTGACAAACGCATTGCCGAATTTCTCGCCCAGTTGTTTCTGCGCTGCGTCCTGGTTGAGCTTGTTCAGTTCGCCGTATTTGTCCCAAATCTGCGAGATCAGCATTTGGCGTAGGCGCGGCTCGGGTTCATCGAAAGAGGCGTTGCGGGCCTCATACTCGGGGTACTCGTCATAGAACTTATTCAAGGCCTGCTTATCGCCCATCACCTTCTGCTGCAGGGCCTTCAGATATTCGTCGTGCAGTTCGCGGTTGTGCTGTTCGCCCTCCGGGTACAGGTCCGCCGCGAGAGAAGACAGCCAGTATTGCACGCTGGTGGTCTTGGCTACCCGCTGCTGGGCCTGCGCGAAGGCCGGTCCAACCCGGTCGATCATGGCGCGCTTGGCTTCATCCGTTGAAATCAGCCCTTCGCCGGCCATGTTTGCCAACTCTCTGTCCTCTCTATAATCGTCAAACTTATCTCGGGTCAGCATAAACCCGCGCGGTCCGCCGATCCCGAAGGGGGAGGTCACGTTCTGCACGAAGCGTTGAACGGGGAGACTCCCCATCTGCCGGCCAGTCGCCAGGTTATAGCCCAAAGAAAGGGGCAGGCTGGGAGATAAGACCTGGAACGCCAGATCCACCCAATCCCGCGACTGCCCGGGCTGCCACTGAGAAGACAATTCGCCGGGCTGCACGTCCTTGATCTCCAGCTCCGCCTGGTTATAGGCCCGCTCCCACAGCGGACCGGCCTTGCTGGTGATGGCGGTCTGCGCCTCGGCGCTGGTGATGGTTTCGTTCTCCGCCTGGTACGTGATGAGCTGCGCCGCGCGCTTCTCGGCCTGATTCTTGTCAGCCGCGAAGTTCTCAAACGGTCGCAGCATCTGCTCGAACGGGTAAATCTGGCGCATGGGGTCCACAAAGAAGCGCCCGCCCAATGCCTGGGAGAGGAACGGCAGCTCAATCTTGCCTTCCAGCCGGCCCGGGCTGTTTGCTTCTTTCTGCTGGCGGTTTTGCAGGTTGCGGATGCGCATGTAGTTGATCAGGGTGCTCGGGCGTTCGAGCGCCCGGATCGCCCAGTTGACCATCGAATGGGTGTACCAGAAGGAGTACGGGAAGATCGCGCCCAGCAGGTTATCGAAGCCGGTCCGCTTGGTGTAGTCCAGCAAAGCGGCATCCCGCCGCATCTTGGCGTGTTGGATCGCCTGGTACTTGGTGTCGGCCAGGTCCGCATAGACCCCGCCCGCCCAGCCGCGTACTTTCTTCATGGTCTCGGGCGGTAAGGCTTGCTCCAGGTTCATCACGCTGTTAGGGGTGGCGCGCTGTTTGCCGAACTCTCCGCGCGCTTTCTCCAGGACTGGCCCAACCTCCGAGAGGTAGCCCATCATTTGGGCGGTATCGGTCGGTGGTTGGCTCATGCTTTCGGCGGTGCCCAGCGGGGCATTGACAGCCGGGGTAGCTGGCTGCTGGCGCGCTTTGTATGCCTCGTAGGTTGGCTTAAACCATTCCATCCATTCGGGGGTGCCTGCTTTTCGCTCGTAAGAAGAGACAAACTGAGCGATACCCGCCTGAATAAACTTTTGCACATTCGGGCCATAGTCTTCTAGCTTTGCCTGCCCAGTCATCACAGCGCGAATGTCATCGGCTGGGTTCGCTGCCATCCGGCGCGAGCCAGGCGGAACGCTTGGGGCTTCTGCCTCCTGGTAGAGTGCTCCCGGCGGCGTCTCTTCGCGCAGCGGGAAGCGGTGCAGGAAGTCTTGTAGCTTTTCCTCGGGCACATAGAAGAACGATCCAACCGCATCATAGCGCGCGCCGTTGTTCATCAGCGGGTTCTTCTGTGCCATGCGCGCGCCTTCAATCACGATCTTGCCCTTGCGCGCGCCCAGCGTGCCCAGGCGCAGGGTCCACTCATTCATATCCGCGCCCACGATCGGCAGCTTATCGCCGGCCTTGATGTCTTCCAGGGCGGTCGCTATGCTGCGGTTGGCCTTGATGCTGGTGCCGTACATGGCCGCAATGGTTTCAATCTTTCCTGGGGGGATGACCAGGCCCGAGACTTTCTCATTGTTGGTCGTATTGGTAAAGTTGATCCACTCCCGCCATTGTTTCGGGCGCCATTCGCCATTCACAAATTCGCTGTCTGTGCTGCCGAAGGCGCTGGCCAGCTTGTTCATCTGCGGGGTAAGTACCCCCGAGACCACCCCAAAACGGTGCCCGGTCGCGTCGCGCGCCTCGGTCAGGGTCAGGTTCGGTCCCAGTTCGGTCGTGCGCAGCACGTCGCCTGAGCTCATCTGTTTCTTGACTGCCGCAGCCCCGGCTTCCAACTCGGTAAACTTGGCGCGCTCATCCATCCAGAGTTTTACGAGTTGATTGGCCTTATCCAGGCTGATGCTTTGCAGCGCCATGGTGAACTTCTTGATTGCCTCGGCGGTCTGCCTCAGTTCGGCCTTGGGCTGTCCGTTATCGTAGAAATACTTATCCATGAACAGCAGCTTATCCGGGCGGGGCAGCTTGCGCCACATCTCATTGAGGGCTTCTTTGTCGTAGGTCGAGCCCAGCTCAAACTGCTCGTTGAGTGCGCTGGTGCCGGTCGATTCCGATCCGCCCTTAGAGGTTGCGCCCAGCCCTTTCATGCGGTTGGTGATGGTCGAGATAAACTTCAGCTCGGCTGCGTTCCCGGTATGGAAGACCGTCACTTTCGGCGCGCTCTTCTGCCCGGTGCGGTCTACCCGGCCCAGCTCTTGTTTAAACTCGGTGGCCGACCAGTCGAAGTCCACCACCATCAGGTGCATGCGCCGCTTGCCGGTAATGTCGTGCAGGTTGATCCCGGTCTTGCCGGCGCCGGAGATCACGATAGCATCCAGCTTGTTCCGCTGGAAGGCAGTCATCGCAGAGGCGCGGGCTTTATCCGTGACCTCGCCGGTCACAAACCCAATCCGGTCGCCGTACTTGCTTTCGAGCAGCTTGATCGGGCTGCCCAGGCCCAGTTTTTCGGCCTGCTCCAGCAGCCTGGCTTTTTCCTCTTGGGCCTCGGGTATGTCCGCGGGGTCGCTGTACGTGCCATCGCCGGTCTCGTGCGATTCCTCGTGGTTGATCATATCGATTGCTGAACGCAGGTGCCCGCCTTGCAGGGGGTCCACTTCGCCCACCGAGACCAGCGCAATCACCACCTGCTCCCCGCGCGCAATCGCCGCGTCGATCTCGGGCAGCGATTGGGTCAGGCGGTAGTCAAACAGAGCGCGCTTGGCATCGTCCTGGATCTTCCCCATTACCCCAAAGTCCATCTTCTTCTGCTTGTTCAACTTGCCCCATTTCTGATAGGCTGCGATGACCTGGCGGTAGAAGTCAATCCGTTCATCCTGCCGGCGTTTCTGTTCGGGGGTCAGCTTGATTTCCTTGGCCTCAAACTCCACCCCGTTCCGGGCAATATCCCGGCTCATGTAGCTGCCGCCCAGCTTCATCTCGCGCATGATCTGCTCGGTGTGCTCCGGGGGCAGGGTGCTCTCGAAGGCGGTCCGGCCGGCGCCGAAGCGCTTCTTACCCTTCTTATCCAGCAGTTCCAGGGCATCGGAGGCATCCGTGTTCAGGGCGTCGCGGGTCTCTTTGTCGATCTTGGGCGCGGGGAATTTCTCGTCAATCGCCTGCATCGCCTGGGACTTGTAATAGTCCACCATATATTTAGAGATTTGCCCGCTTTCGCCTGGCTGCAGAATGTCGCTCAAGGTTTGCCCGATGATCGCGGCCATGGTCGCATCACCGCTGTAAATCTCAACCGGGCTGCCATAACGGTCACTGGCGATCAGTTTCCCGGTTCCTTTTTGGCGACCTTCCTGGTAGTACAGATTGTCGTCAAAGTTGTAGCCCAACTCTTTGCCGCCGAACAAAGGTTCCACATTCGTCAGGACCGGCGCGGCCGCTTCGGTCAATTGCTTCTGATAAGCCGCTGCCTCGTTGAAAACCTTGGCCTTGGTCTTGGCCTGTTCCGGGCTCATCTTGCCGGTCAGCACCCCCAGCCAATCCCCAAAACCGTCCACGGTCCACAGTTTCAAACCATACAGGTATTTCATTTCCATCAGGTCGGTCGCGGGGGTGGCGGTCAGGTACAGGAAATTCACGCCATCAGCGTTCCATTTCTCATGGAGACCGGTCCAGAAAATGCCCTGCTTGGTATCGTCCACGCTTTTAAACGTGTGGGCTTCATCCACGATCACGCTTTGAACGGGCAGATCCTTGAGTTTGTTGCCGAAGGAGGCGAACTCGGTGGCGCTCATAAAGTACACCGCCGGCTCGTCATAGGTGGGGATGGGGATTTCTTTCTTGTTCTTCACATCGGGCATGTTCTTACCCGAGAGATCCACGAAGCGGGTCTTTTGCTCCCCAAAGATCGCCGGAAACTCGTTGTTCATCAGGTTGCGCACGTTGCCCGGGTTCTTGGTAACAACGAGCACGATCTTCTGCCCGCGTTCAATCCGGTCCAGGGCGAAGGCGGCGGCGCTGCGGCTCTTGCCCATGCCCACGTCATCCGCCACCAGCATCCCCATGCCATGCTTATCGTTCTGTTGGATCGCCGCCCACACAACGTCAAGCTGCCCTTCCATGGAAAGGGCGCCACTCTGATAAGCTTTCATCACCCCATCGGTCGGGCGGTATGCGTCTTCAAGCTCGGGGTACGGCACTCCCATGAGTGCCTTGGTTTCGACCACCACGCTGGGGTGGTGGTGGGTCGGGTAGCCTTCAGCCTCTAACCTTGCCTGGCTTCTCCCCACATATCCAGCAAAAGTTCCAGCGCTCTCAACTGCATCAATCGTTGCCTGCCACTTGCGCTGGTAGTCAATATCTTCTCGGCTGGGCTCTGCGGCTGGGACTGGGGCGAGCTCAACAGGCCGTACTCCCAGGTCTTCTGTAAGAGCTGCGGGCTGCTCTCCGCCAGGTCGTCCACTCGGTTCGGGTATTCCTGGTTCCAGCGGTCCCGGAACGCCTGGGGTTTGCCCTTCCACCACGGGGGCGTTGTTACCTTCTGGCGGGGTTGGCAGTTGTTCAGCATCCGCTGCACGTCCTCCGGGCTGTCCGCCAATTCGCTCCCCAATCCCAGATAATTCGTTACCAGGTCTTGGGTTGATAGATCCTGCTTCTCTATCGGGCCGCTGAACAGGTAATCCTCCAGCGGGTTCTCGCTCTGCTGGGGGTTCGGTTCGGGCGGGTTGCTCGATGGGCTTTCCAATGTTGGCGGGGTCGCCGGTTCGCTCACCTCGGCGGGCGGCTGGGTCGGCAATTCCGGCGGCATCGGGGCCGGTGGGTTGTTGCTTGGTGGGAAGGACGAAGCTCCTATCGCTGAAGAGTCCGGTTGCTCGGGCAGCATTTTGACCTCTCTTTACTTCCTCCGGGTCGCGCTTTTGGATCTGGTTGATCAGGTCCGCATACTCGGCCCAGTCTTTCGGGGCGCTCTCACCCCAACGGTACAGCCTGGTATTACTATCCTTGAGGCTGTTTTGGGTCTTATCGACCACGATGAGAAGAGATCCTACCCCGGTCGCGCGTTGATCGTAGGCACCTGCTGGGCTTTCGATCAGGGCGCGCACATTGTAATTCTCTTCCAGGTAGGTCAAGAAGGCTGACTTCTTGACGTTGAGGGCGCGCGAGCTTCTATCCACAGTATACATCCAATTCAGGGGCATCACGCCCACGAATCGGCCACCCGGCGCCAGGCGTTCCATCATCAGGTAGGTAAACCGCTGCGACCAGTCGTTCATACCCTTGATCGGGTGCGGCATGGCCTGCCCGTATTTCCCGGTGGAGTAAGCCCCCCAGGGCGGGTTCGTGATTTGAACGCTGGCGTTCGGCTTGAGCAGCTTCTTATCGCTGCCAATCAGCCATTTCGGACTTAGAAGATCCAGGTCAGTCGGATTGAAACCGATCAGCTTGAGCACTTCGCGGCGCTGCGGGTCGATCTCGTTGACGCGCACACTCACGCTCTTATCGTCCGCGAAGCGGTTGACCAGGTTCCCGGTGCCGGCGGTGGGTTCCCAAATCACGTCACCCGGGCGCACGTCGGCGGCTTCTCCCGCGGCTTCACTCAGGGTCAGGGGGGTAGAGAACTGCTGCAGTTCGCTCTTGAGCAGGGTCCGGCGCGCCTTCACGAGCTGCTTTTCCAGGGCGGCCAGTTGCGTCAGGCGATCCACCAGGGGCAGCCCGGCCATGTTCGCCCGCAGCCGGCGGGTCAACAGATTGAATGAGCCTTCTAGCAGGTCATACGCATAATTGAGATCCGCTTCCCGGTCCAGGTCAAATCCAAAACTGCGCGCGAAGTCTTCAAAGTCCCGCGACGTTTTGAACAAATCTTGCTGGCTGACAATCCGCTCTGTGAGGGCGGTCATCAGGCGCGCCTGGCGGTCGGGTGCGGGTTCGGCAACCGGCGCCTGCTTGACCCAGGGGCTGGGTTCGGGCTCGGGCTGGTTGGCAAATAGCGGGCCTAAGTCCGTGGTAGTTGGCGCTGGTTTTGGTTTAATCCCCTCGGGCTGGGGTAGCTCGAAGAGGGACGATTGCAAATCTTCGCGCGCCGGGTTGAACTTCTGCGCCTGCGCGGTCTGCGCCTGCAACTGCCAACCCTCGGTCTCAGGGATCAGGTTGAATTGTCCTTCTGGTGTTGCGGTAGTTGCAACAGGCTCGGGGGATAATGGAGGTTCGGCTACCTGGCGGGTGTCTGCTAACCCCATATTGCGGGGGTCTGTTGGGATCGCTATTCTCTTGATCCCGCTATCAAGAAGCGCATTTCTCAAGTCGTTGAGCTGCTCGTAAGCGTTCCACACGCCAGCCGCATGCAGTTTTTTGCTTGCCTCGGACAGGCTGCTGTCCATCGCAAAGGCAGCTTTAGCCGAGTACCCTCTAAGCATTTCGGTGTATCGCCCGTACCAATCTGCACTATTTGAGGCGGTAATATCTACAAACTCGTTGGGTCCAAGCTTGATGCGACCAAACGACTTCTCGGGGATAACCGGCTTGACTTCCTCTTCCTTGCGCAGCCGATCAAATACCTCTGTCAGGTAGTCAGGCAGCGGCACATCAATCGAGTGACCTGTCACCTGCTGGTAGACCTTGAGCATGTAGATCTTGATCTTATCCAGCACAGCCACCACCTGGGCGGGCAGGTTCAAAACGTGCTTGCCTTCCACCAGGTAGCGCTCATTTGCCCGGGCTAAGATCTCCTTGGCCTTGGCGTTCTTGGTGCCGTTCTGCCAACCTTCGGGCAGGTTACTGATTCCATGCTCGTCGGCCAGGTATTTCTCGAACACCTTGAGCATATCCGCCGGCAGCAAAGGCAGCAGGGCATGGAAAAACTCATGGTGCCAGGTGGAGAAGTTGCTATCCCTCTTGGCATCTCGCATCAGGCGAATGTGCGCGCGCCCTTGTTCATCCCAGAAGGTGGCGCCGTTGCGATCTTGGAAGAGGGCATTGTCAAACCGTTGGCGGACCATCTTGTTAAGGTCGTCCAGGGCGTTCGCCTTGGTGGTCCCGAAGGTACCGTACCCGCCTCCCGGCGTGTCGTACTGGATTGTGAAGTAGTTATGTGGGCTGTACGCGATTCCATTTTCGATAGCCCGCATCTGTGCGCGTGTTGGACGAGTAGCCATATCCAAAAAGATCAAAGCATTCCCTGCGCTGGGTGAAGAGGCGTCCATTCGGATGGCATTAGTCTGGCGTTGGAAGTCTCGAATGTCTGCGTTTCCGCTTGTCTTATTGCGCCCCAACAAATGCGCAGCTACGCCGGAATGTTCCAAGTAATCCCGCTCTGCCCGCCTCAGGTTCAGCAACCGTCCATCAGGGAGAATGTACCCAGCCTGGCCGAAGTCTTCAGTCGTTCCATACCTCTGAACGGCCTTCTCTACCATGGCCTTGCCTTCGCTGTCCTGCCATAAGAACTCACCCGAGTGCCGACGATTAAGCAGATCTCGGTAGCTCTTCATCGTGCTGGCCGCAATCTCGCCGGTCTCCTCATACCATTTCAGGTCTGACAGGGCCAGCTTGAACTCTTCCCAGGCTGCCTCATGCCCAACAAACGAAGGAAATTCTGACCGGTGCAGCTCGAAATTTCCATCGTTAGTATAGGTTGGGCGATAATAACCCTCCTGCTCATACCGTTCAATAAACCGTTTCGCAACAGGGTCATGCCAGGTTTCTTCAAGTAAAGCCTTGCGCGCCTCATCCAGCCGGCGCGTCAAGCCTTCCTGTACTGGCAGCTCGGCAAGCTGTTCCAGGTGCGCGGGCAGGTCTATATCACCCACGCTGGCTAAGATCCTCTCCCGCAGCGCGTCCACGCTCTCGCCGGTCACGGCTGCCAGGTTGCGCGTCACCAGGTCAAAATCTTCCCAGCTCGCCTGGGCGAAGTCTTCGTCGCCGTAGAAATCAAGCAGCAGATCCTTGATCTCGTGGGCGCGGGCCTCATCCGGGTACTTCGCGCGGATCGCCTCAAGGTTTTCATCCAGGATGCGCGCCTGTTCAATCGCAATCCGCTTGATCTCTTCGGCTTCCTTGCTGGCTTTCGAGCGCGCGCTTACCCAGGCGTCAATCATCTCCGGGGTCAGGTCGTCCACGCTCGTTACCCGCCCCTCGGGGATCTCCAGGTATTTGTTCACGCTGGCGATCAGGTGCTTATCGTCGTAGTCAAAGCCGGCTTCATGCGCGGCCTTGCGGACTGCGCTGCGTAGGGCTTCGCGGCTGGGCTGCTTTTCTTCCAGGGCCTGCTTTTCAGGGATCAGGGCTTCAATGTCATCGGGGGTGCGGATCTCGCCACTGGCGGTCACTTCCACCAGGTCGGCGGCGCGCATGCCTGCTACCAGTCCATGGGCTTCTTCGGTGGTCAGCCCGGGCAGCGGGTCGCGGCCATCCAGGTAGGCGACGTAGGCGTTATAGAAATTGTTGGCCTGCTCTTCGCCGAAGCCCGCGGCTTGCATCTCGCGCAGCACATCGTAAGGCTCCAGCCCCGCGGCCTTAAGCTGCTCATTGACCGCATCGAAGGACAGCATGGCGTCCCGATAGCGATGAGAGAGCCACAACTGCACCGGTTCATTCTCCGAGAGCGAACCCAGTACCAGCCTTTCAGCCTCGTTGATATACTGATCGCCCAACGCTTTATTGCGCCGGGCGGCGTAGAACTCGGTTTCGGTTTTGTCGATGATGGATTGCAGGGCATCGCGCAGCAGCTCTTTATTGAGGCTCTGCCCGTTCTTCTTGAAACTGTCATACAGCAGGCTGTACCATTCCGGGTTGGTCGATCCCAGGATTGGACCACCTTTTATTTTTTCGGGGTGGCCTCCCGATAGCTCATCCAGCAACCGGGCGGCAGCCTGGCGGAAGTCCTCACTCTCGCGGACTACTCGCTCTTGGGGGCTGAGCTTGGCAAAGTGTTGCTCTCGGTTGAGGCCGGCGGCGAAGCTGGCGCGGGCGGCGTCGACTCGGGCGCGCTCGGCGGCGTCAAGGTCTTCGATGGTTCCGCCGTAGGTGCGTCCCGGGGTGGTATCAGTCCCAGCCGTTCCGCCTGGGCGCGCGGTATCAGGTGGCTGCCCTTGGGCGGCAAGATCACTTTCACTGGCGGGTTTGAGTTTGTAGGTGGCACGCTCGAACTCTGCGGCGCGCGGGTCGGCGCGCTTGGCTGCGAGCTGTCCTTCGTAGGCGGTTTTGAAGTCTCCGCCGGTCCCGTAATGGGCTGCTGATCCGACATAGTATTTCTCTCCTACTTGAATTATCGCACCATTGATGCGTTCAATCACCCGGTCCATGGCTTCTTTGGCCTGGGCGGGGTCGTCAAAGATTGCGGCAAATTCATCCCCGCCGGTCCGGTAGCCATCTAAACCCTCATCCGTGAAGGCTTTCCCAATCGCTTTTAAGTAGGCATCGCCGGCGTCATAACCGATCTCGTTATTGGTGGCATGCAAGCCGCGCACGTCCAACACGCTGACAACCGGGGCAGGTAAGCCCATTGCCTGGTTGAGTTCAATCCGTTCCTGCCAATCGCCCTTGATCTGGCCGCCATCCCCATCAAACGCCAGTTTATTCCACAGCCGGGTCAGTTGGTCATGGGTGGCCAGCCACTGCAGGCGTTCCTCGCGGGTAGCGGCGCGCCGTTCGGGGGGCTGGTTGATCTTCTTATAGCGGCCGGCGGCAATCTCGGCGTCCACCGCGCGCGCGCCCAGCCCGAAGACAAAGGCGCCCTCCTGGGTATCGGCCAGGTTCTGCAAGGCAGTCCGGGCGGCGTCCAGATCCGAGACCACAACCGCCAGCTTGCCATCACCATACCAGGCTGCTTGCCCGATTCCCTGGGCTTCAATGGTCTGCGCCAGGACGTTCATGCGTTCGCTCTGATTGAGAGCCGCACCCTCGCGGTCGTATAGATCCACCACCGCCACCGGTTTGGGTTGGGCGTAATCATAATGTGGCAGTCCGGTCACCGCATCAATGCCCCCAGGAGCCGCTAGGACGGGCGCTGTAGGGCCTGTTTGCGCTGCCGGGGTCATCGGTACAGGGCTTGCTTCAGCAATCGGGCTAGGCGCCGATCCTGGGGCCGCTGGCTGCGTTTTTTGTGCAGTTTGCACGATTGGAGTCGCCGGCGGCATGGTCGGTGCCGGGGGTGGGGCGACTGGTTTGCCGGGCGGGTTGCCGTTCGATGCGTCCAGCATTTCCCGCAGGAAGCGCCGGCGAATGTCGGCATAACCTTTCTGTATGCCGGGCCGCTCGTTGCCTGGGATCAGCCATTCTGCCCGGTTGAGGGTCAGGCTGTTGATCTCCTGCACGATCTCAGGGCGAAGCGTGACACCCCATTCCTTGACCAATCCAGCGGGCAGGCTGCCCCCGCGGTAAAGGATCTCGGAGAGCATCATCTGCCGGCGCACGTCACGGATGGCGCTGCGCCACTGGGCCGCGCTGCCCTTACTCTCGGGCCGTTCCTGGTCAAACTGGGTGACGAATGCCTCATCCGCAGCCGCCTGGATCGCGTCTTCATCCGCCACCATGCGGATATATTCCTCGTTGTTGATCCGCTGCACGTCCGCCCAAATATTGGACAGGTCGCGCTTGGTGATGTTCTTGTTCTTCTTGGCGGTAAAGAAGCGGGTTAGCTCCCGGTCTCTCACCACGAAATAAGCCTGGTGCCGGTCGTGCAGATCCTGCATGCTCTGCATGAAATCAAAGTAGGGTTTGTTCGCTGGGTTGGCCGCGTCCATGCTTCTGATGCCCAATCCCTCGAACACACCCCGCCAGGTGCCGGCCTGCAATACCTCGAAGTTGCGCCAGTTTTGATTCCATTCCCGTTTGCTTTGAAACCAGATCCGGTCAGCTTCCTCGTCGGTCGGGGCGTTGCGCGCGCGCTCGGCGGTCTCGCCCATGGCGTCCTGATACTTGCCCCAAAACTCCATCAGGTTCGGCACTACATCATCAATCTTGTCTAAGATTTTCTGCGTGCCCTCGACGGTAATGTCGGCCTTGCCCTGTTCGACCATGGCCCGGGTCGATTGCGCCAGGCGTTCTTTTACCTGGTCCTGAAACTCGGTCTTGGTCTCGTCAATCGCCTGGTCTACCCCGCGCATATCGGTCGCAGTCCGCAACTTGGTCTCCAGACCTTCCAGCACAGCCGGGAACTTGGAGAGCAGGTTATACTCGCCTTCGCTCAGCACGTCCTTCACGCTGCGTTGGTTCCAGCGGCTGAAGATTTCGCGCTCCACTTCCTGCACGTTCAGCCCACGAGCCGGCGCCTTTTCCAGCTTATCCGCCAGCCCGGGCGCAATCCGGTTCAGGTCCGCGCGCAAATCCGCCGGCAGCTTGCGATAGCCCCCGCTCTTGGGGTCGGCACTCGCGCGCCACTTCCTGCCCATCATCTCATCCAGGGCGGTCGCCACTGCGATCTGACTGGTCCGGCGCTCCATCCAGCCCGAGAGCCGATTGAATAAACCCAGCTTGCCGCGCACGCCACCCACGAACTCATTAGCATCGGCGATGCGGCCAGTCCCCCAGCGGGTTTTGCGCACCTCTTCGCCGATGCTCTGCGCCCTGCCCTTGCGCCCACCCAGGCCCGCCTCGGCCTGCCCGGTGCCATATTCAGCCGGGGTCAAGCCTGATTCGGTAAAGCTGGGTCGGCCAAAGCGCTCCAGCAGCCGGCTGTAGGTTGGGCCTCGGAAGCTGCCTAAGAGCCCATCCCATGCCAGAGTGACAAGGTTATTGATGCCATTGTTCAGGGCATAGGCCGGGTTATAGTCGAACAGCACCAACCCCTGCGCGTTCTTCATCAGGTTGTTGAGCTTGTTCATCCAGCCCATTTCCTTCACCCCAAAGTGACCAATGGCCCACTTCTCGGCGCCTTCTGCCAGTAAGATCGAGAGATCCGCCTGGAAGTCTTCAGAAGAAAAGGCGGTCTTCCTGGCCTTGTTGGTGGGATCATAGAAGATTTTCGCCGCCCCTTCCAATCCGGCCGCGTCCGCCATGCCCTTCTTGGTCGCCAGGTCGATCAGGCTGCGCGCCTCGGTGCCACCCTTCAGCATCGTTGCCATGACCTGGTGCTCGTCCATTTCCAAAGCAGCCGCCGCGCGCCGTACCAGATCCCGGGCCGGTTCCGCGCTGCGCCATTCACTCAGCAGGTCGTGGACTTTTACTTCCTGGTCCTTGAGCGCAATCAAGGCCGGCTGCAGCTCGGGGCTTGCGAACTGGCGGGGCAGGGGAGTTGAAACCGTTTCTCCCCCTACCTTCATAGGCACCGTAATGGTCTCCGCCTGCGCCGCCATCCGAATCGCGGCCTCGGGCGTCGGGGCCGAAATACGATCAATAAATTGCACCATCTGCTCAGGGTCGGCGCCGGTGTCGCGCCGGAAATTGTCCAGCATATTGAGCACGCTGTTATAGGTGGTATGCACCACCTCGAAGACGCGGCTTTCCGGGGTCAGCCCGGCCAGCTTGCCGAAGAATTGGCTGATTGCATTCCCCTTCTGAACGGTGTTCAGGTCTTTCCGCTGCCCGGTCTCATCGATCCCGGCTAAGGTGCGCTCAAACCAGCCGTAGTTATCCAGGATTTCATTCACGGGCGTGCGCTTGAGATCAGCCTGGTATTGCTTCAGTCCGCTGTATGGTCCCTTGGCTTCCAGCATGGCAGCCGACAGCTTGGCGTTCGGGGTCTTGCCGGCGATCACGCTGGTCGCAATATTGCTCGCCTCCGAAGAGACAATACTGATGCCTTTGGGGATCAAGTCGGACGGGTCTAATACCACCTGGGCGATCAGGTTGGAGGTCTGCCCGCCCACCCCAAACAGGGTTTGCAGGATGGGCTGATAGGCCAGCTCAGTCGGCGCCAGGGGTTCGCCGGCGTTCAGCTTGTGATAAATGTCAATCGCAATCTGATCCAGCACGTACTCAGACACGGATGAATTAGGATCGGCCGGCGACCATTGGGTTACTTCCTTGCTGCCGGGCTGGCGCACTTCGACACCGCGCGCCGTCAGGTTTTTGAACGGGTCGGTCTGGTAGAAGGCGCGCGATGCTTCGAGCCGCGCGTTCTTCCACAGCTCGTACTGCTGCTTGAATTTCTCGGGCGTGTCCCGGTCTTCGGGCGCGACCATCTTTTCAAAGGTCGCCGTGTCCGGGGCTTCACCGCGCAGCATCTTCCCGAGGTCCGCAGCGTTCATCACACCCCAGCCGATTTGCTTCTGGATCTCATTCATGGGCAGGTTGAGCAGTTCCATGGCCGCATCTTCCCAGGATGCATCTGGCGCCACCCGGAAACCCATGGAGGTCAACAGGTCTTTAAACCAGCCCTTCGCCTGGACGCCAGCCGGGTCCGCTCCCAGCGCTTCCATAGGCCGGTACTGCTGGGCCGCGGTCATCGCAATCCCAAACGCAACCCCGGGGATCAAGCCCTTAGCGCCACCCGCAATCACATTCTTGAGACCTTGCGGAGAGAACAACGCCTTGAGGCCTACGCTTTCCAGCACGCTGCCTACCGCGCCCATCCCTACCCCAATGGCCGGCGCCTGAACAAGGGCCGCATAGGGTGACGTGGGAGACATGGCAATATATTCGGCCTTCTGGCCCAGGTCCATCGCATCCCACTCGGCCTTGGAGATGCCGGCGACCATCTCTATCGGGTTGCCGTTGGCGTCTGTGCCCTGCTCCACCGTGGGGTTTTCGATAAAGTTATTGATCTCGCGGATCTTGGCGGTCTGCTCGCTGGTCAGCGCGCGCTGCTCGCCCCACTTCTGCGGGTCGGGCAGGCTGCTGATGGCGTTCAGAATGTCAGGCGGCAGGTTGCCGTAAATGGATTGCGCCTTCTTCTCCCAGTCGGGCATATCCCCGGTATCAGGCAGCGGCATGCGCTGCAATAAGATCCGCACCGGGTCGGTCGTCTTGAGCTTCTCCCACTCATACCACGGCTTGTTGCCGTTCTGTTCGCTCAGGTAGTTGTACAGCCCTTGCAACACATCAGACTGCATCCAGACCGGGCGGGCCGCTTCCTTGGGCAGGTTCTGATCGAGCAAAGCCCAGCGCGCCAGGGTGCTTGGCTCTTCCCAATACGAGTCCGCCGGCCGCGCCATGTGGTAGTCATAGATGAGCTGCTGCTGGTTGCCCAGCCAGTTCGCGTCAATGCTCTCCCCGGTCTTGGCATATTCCTTCTGCCAGTAGTCCAGCTCTTCAGGACTGTAGCGCAGCGGTCCCATATCCTGGCCGGGTTCATAGATCCCCAGCGGGTTCGGGTTGTTCGAGACTGCCGGCGCGCCAGTAGCAGCCGCATCTTTCGCGGCCTGGTCTTTGTAATATTGGTCAAGAATGGGCGTCTTGCTCTGCGAATTGTCAGTCATCTATATTCTCCACACACTGGGGGGAAGCCACCACCGGGCAGCACTCTCGCCGCCGCCAAAACCACCGCCACCGCCGCCACCCCCACCGCCGCCACCGGAGGGAGGCTTCACACCATAACCGCCGCCGGCCGCACCCCCGCCAGCCTTGGGCGGAGGGGGCAGGCGCCCGGGGATATAGCTGTTGTATTGGACCGCCTCGGGTTCCTGCCAGCGGTTCATACCGCGGGGAACACGCAGGCCAGCGTAAGGACTGGTCGGCGCCTGGGTTGAGGCTGGCCAGTAGTTGGCCGGCGTCGGGAAGGTTGCGGGCTTCCCGTAAGAGAAGTTTGGGTTTGGCGTTGCCCAGGCGTTCGATTGCTGTTGAGCGACGTTCGGGTCAATCGGTCCCCAGGTATTGATTTGTCCATTGGGCGCGTTATTCCTCATCCCCCAGGCGTTTGTAACGGGGATGGGGTTATAACCAATCCCGCCGCTGTTGACCTGGCGCTTGAGGATCTCTTCCAGGGTGGACATACGCGGGGTAAGGTTCCAGGAGGGGGCTGGCTGGGCTGCCGGCGCTATGGGCGTGGTCACTTCCTGGTAAGGGGTCTCCTGCTGCTGGGGCGCAGGCGGCTCGGCGCCTGGCTGCATCCAGCTCCAATTGTTGGGGATCTGCGGGGGGTTGTAAGCCGGCGGCGTCACGGTCGCAGCCTGCTGGTTGAGCCAGCTCCATGAACTGGACTGAGCTGCAACCCCGCCCTCATCGTTACGATCAGCCATGTGCTACCTCCATCTGGTCTACCTGCTTTTTCAATTCCTCCACCTTCGCGTTATCCATCGCTCGCAGCGCTTTCTCGATTTGCGCCACGCTCAGCCCGGCGAGCTGCGGGTAGGTTGAGCCGATCTTCTTCATGATCTCCGCCCAGGCGACTTTCCTTTTCGCGTCGTCATAGGGTTTGTAATAGGCCTTCTCCGCTTCCTTGAGCATATCGGAGGCGGCAGTATCGCCCAGGCTGAGGGCATCATCCACGTCCAGCGCGGTCAGTGGCATGTTAGCCTCCCATCATTTCAGGCGGCAGGCCTCCGCCTTGCATCTGCTCGGGTGGCATGGGCTCAGTCATGGGTAAGCCAGGCTGTGCGCCCTGGGGCATGGGCTGCCCTTGCCCTTGGCTTTGCGCCATGGCTGCCTGAAGCTGCGCCATCTGCTCGGGAGTGGGTTGCCCGCCGGGTTGCGGGGGCTGTCCGGGCTGTCCGGGTGGCATGCCCGGCGCGCCCTGGGGCTGCATCAAAGATTGGACCTTAAGTTGTAGCTGCGCCTGTGCCTGCGCCCAGCCAAATCGCTCGGCCAGGATGCGCTTATCTACCGCAGTAGAATCGCCCAGGTCGAACAGCGCTTCCCGTACCCAGGCCACATCGACCATGGGGTGTTCCCCTTCGGTCAGCTTGGCCGCAATCTCGGCATTGGCGCGCATATCAGAGGGCATCTTCGCCTTGAAGGTGCAGTTCACAATCAGGTTATCCGGGATCTTGTTCAGGTCAAACTCTTTGGTGCTGGACTGGTTGCTCAGTTTCACCGTTCCAGAGCCGGCCGCTTTCAAGGCAAGCAGGGCGTTGGTCATAGAGCTGCCCGCGACGTGTGAGCACATGCGCTCAGCGGTTGCCAGTGCCTGCCGCCCAGCCTGGTTGAGCAGCGCGCCCAGTGAATAAGATGCGCCGGCGCCTGGGTTCTGCCCGCTGGCGGTACGGTACATCGTAGACTCTTCAATCTTGGTATCGGTCAGGCTGAACGCCTGCATCAGGTCGGTCGTGAAAATATTGGTGATGGTTTGCTCAAGCTTTTCTCCGATCATCAGCTTGAGGATGCCGCCCGGTGAAGCCCGGTCAATGTCTAGCTTGCGGTCCGGGTCATTCAGATAGGCCACAAACTGGGTAGTCGCCGCCATCTGAAAGAAGTTGCTGAAGAAGATGGTCCAGGCCAGGCTTTGCCGGTCGGCCAGCTTGCTCTTATTCACCGCATACAAGAACGGTTGGATCTTCTCAACGGTCTGGTCATCAAACAAATCTGATCCATCCACGTCGATGTAAGAGACTGGCATCAGCCCATCCGCCAGGTCTTCAAAGATAATGGGCGTGTCCTGCCCTTCCACCCATAAGCAGCGCTTGGTTTCGTCCACCAGATCATTGACTACAATCGGGTCGGTTGGCTTGAGAGCTGCGAGCTGGGTTTCTGAGGTCTTATTGATCCCCCGGATCTGCGACACGCGCCGCTCTGTCTTCCACAAGTGAGCCACCAATCCGGTGTCATCGGTCATGGCATAGCAGGTCTTGGGCGGCAGCACGTCCCAAAGAACAGGGGTCATCATGCCAATCCGTTCCAGCCGGCGCTTCCGTTCGGGCGTCTTCGCCATCGCAATCAGGTCACTCACCAGCCGGTAGCGCATGTGGATCTCGCCATACAGCAGGGCAGACAGCGCCATGGAATAAGCCAGCGGCTTGCCCTTCGCCATGGATGAGCCCAGGAACGCGCGGTTCGCCAGGGTCTGCACTTCATCGGCATCGACCTGGTTATCCGGGTCCGAGTGCGGGAGCGAGAACTGCGGATCAACCACACTCAGCATGCGCGCGCCGTTGGTGATCTGGTTATGGGGGTCAGGCGAACGGGTTGGTTTGATCCAGTCTTTGTTTTGCGGCAGGTCTCCGCCATCCATGGCATACAGCGTTTCCATATCTTGCATGGTAGTCAGGCGTTTGTCGCTGGCGCCCTCCATATCCTTCGCTAATTGTTGGTAATCTTCAAATTGTTCCATCACATCCTCTTGAGTGAGAGCCAGGGGTTGGGCGGCTCGGGTTCTTTGTTCTGTGGTTTGGCCGGCTTGTCATCCGTGAGCAGATAGCGCAGACTGTCATAGGCATGGTCTTCGCCTTCTGTGTTCACGTCTTCGGTATTGGTTGGGTCATAGACCAGCGTTGGCAGGGTGCGGATCAGGTTTTCACAGGTTTCAAATACCAGCAGCCCGGGCATGCCATCGGGCATAGGTTGCAGCAGCGTGTCAACTTTGCGCTTGCCGTTGATGCGATCATTCACAGCCGGCGTCAGGTAGATCCCATGGCTGCGGTACACGTCGGCGGTCGATGTGGGATTGTCGGTAGTAGTGCGCTTGGTCCACATGCTCGGGTCAGCGTAGCGTTTCCTGATCTTTTCGCCAGGGTCTTCCATGCTCTTGATGAGCTCGGCCTGTCTCGGGTCGGTCAGCTCGGTCTCGTACACTTCGCGGTAGATCACGACGCGCCCATTGTCCGGGTTCTTGGCTGCCCAAAGCGTGCAGAACGGGTTGCTTTTCCCCCAGTCAGTACCGGTCAGCCTGATCCAATGCGCCGGGATCTCAAACGGTTTGATGACGTGCGTCTCGTGCCGCCAGGCGCTGAATACCATGCCCGCAAAAATATCCCAATCTCCCTCGGCCCACTGCTTGGCGAGATCACCTTTCAATCCTTCCAGGTAAGCCCGGTACTCCTGGTTGATGAACGGATTGTCTTTGTAGGAAGAGAAGAATCGTCGGGTAAAGGTCTCGCGCCCTCGCCGCTGCGGTTCGATGTAGCGCGCCTTACAAAAGCCATGGCCGATCCCGCCCGGGTTGGTGGTCAAGTACACGCGCGGTACCCAGTTGTCGCGGCTGGTGCGCACCGAGCCGAAGAGTTTTTCGAGCTTGGTCCCACTGATCTGGCTGGCTTCCTCGATCACCAGACCGTCGTACTCGATACCCAGGTACTTATCAATGTCTTTGTCGTTCTTGTACCCACCAATCAAGATGCGGCTGCCATTCGCAAACGTCACCCGCTGGCTGTTGGCTTTGTGCTTCTGGTTGCGCAGCACCCGGCCGACCAGATCTTCAAACGATTCGCCGGCTGCCCGCTGGGTTTGGCGCAGGAACAAATACTTGAGACCTGCGACCACCTGACAATCATCGAGCCCCACCTGGGCGATGACCGCATGACTTTTCGCGCTGCCTCGGGTGCCATCCAGCATGATCTCGCGGATGCCATGGGTTCGCCGGCCGATCAGCCTGGCCGCTGCGTGAAAGTGCAGCATCGGGCGAAGAGCTACATACCCAGCCGATATAAAGTTGCCGATCTGATCCATGGGACAGCCGGCTTCTTTTGCTGCGTTGATGTAGGCATCTAACTCATTCGCCATAAGCTTTCTTGAGTGCCTTCTCAAACATCTCTAAGGGAATGGCCCCACCCTCGGGCCCGCTGATCTCGGCCTTATCAATCACCAGCCCGTTGATCTTCGCCAGGGTTTGCAGGCCATCCAGTGCCGAGTACAACTCCAGCTCTGTCTCGACAATTTCTTTATCATCGGCGTCGGCTCGCTTTGAAATGATCGTGGTGACTTTGGTCTTGATCTTGCGGATCAGCTTGGTCTCAGGTTTTACGACCAGGTTGCCCTGCTCATCGCGCTTCATCAGCTCAACCGTGTGCCCGGTCGGGGTAATGTCCATCAGGTCAGCCATATCGCCGCGTGAAATGTCAGTCAAGCGCAGCAGTATTTCCTCTTTCCCCATCGTGCGCTCGGCAATCAGGCGGTCAATCTCTGCTTTTATGTCTGGTTTTGTGAGGTTTTCAGAGCCTATCTTTCGGGCTGTTCTTTCAGAATAGCCAGCCGCACGAGCCGCACGACTGGCATTGAAGTCCTTGAGATATTCAGCAATAAAAACCCGCTGCCGGTTGTTCACTAGGTCTCGCCTTCCTCAGCGTCTTCCGAGTGCCATTCTTCAGGCGACCAGCAGGGTTTGATATTGGCGGCATCAAGCTGGCGGATCAGGATGCGGATGCCCTCTGTCAGGTAGGCAATCCGGGCCAGTTGTCGAGCACAGCGCCGCTCGTAGGCTTCCTCTCGTTTCTTGCGCTCGACATTATCCGCCTTCAATTCGGCAATAATCCCGCGCAGATCGTTGACGTTATACCTGCCCAGGATCAGGGCGATCGCTGAAACGATCACCCCTATGCCGCCTGTTACCAAGGCTATGATGAGTTCAATAGCGATAGTCATAGGTTATTGAGGATTGGCTGGGCGGAAAGACTTCGCCAGGTCAAACAGCCCCGGGGCTGTCAGCCCCGCCACCGCTCCCCAAATCAGCACCTTGATCCAGGGCGCCATCATCGGGTAGACCTCCGAGACCTGTACCAGCAGCATCAACAAAATCCCGAAGAATAGGGATAAGACCAGGCACACATTTCCCGATGCACCCAGCTTCTTGCAGAACTCCACCAATCCAATGACCAGGACCACCACCGGCACACCGAACGCGACCAGGCCGCCCGGGTCAATCGGTGCGGCCTGCACCTCGGGGGCAGGCAATCGGGCAGCCGCCTGCACACTAGCAGGCAGAAGGAACAACAGCACCAGCACAATCAACAGCGTAAAAAGACTTCTTTGTTTCATGCTCCCACCTCCATGGGGTTAAAACGAAATGGCCCACGGCAGAATCGCCGCGGGCCTTGGCCTTTTAGACACCCCCAGTATAGCGCAGGCTCGGGGGTTTTACAATCTATCCATCCTTCCTCACGCTGAACTTTACTTCCAGGGTCCAATACTGGGGTTTCCCATCATAAATCGCCAGCGCCACCACGCCCCGCCCATTCGCCTTCGCTGCTGATAGCAGTTCATTAAGCTGAATAATTTGCGCTTGGGTGAGGTAACTGTGCAACTCTTGCAAGTACCCAGGGCAGTCATCAATCCAGGCTGGTGCGGGGGTGGTCTCGCTCATAGACCCTCGATGACCCGCTGTACTTCGCTCAACCGCTTCGTGCTGATCTCGCTAATGTACTGGAATTTGAGTTCCGTCCCAACAAAGCGCCGATTGAAGCGGATCGCTACCCGCGCAGTCGTACCTGAGCCTGAGAAGGGATCATGCACCAGGCAAGGGATTGGATCGCCGGCGTTGCAGGTGCAGGCTGGGCGCCAGCCGGTTGTATTGGCATCTACCGACCCGCGCCGAAACCCCGCCCATCCATTGGTTTCGTCCATTCCCTTGCCGCTGCTTCTCAGCAGCTTATCGGGGTTCTTGATGTCAGATTGGGGGATGAAGTTCTTCTCTACCACCCTTACCCAGGCCCGCCCACATCTTGGGCAGCAACCCTTTTCGCTCGTGCCCGCCAGGATGCAGGGTTCGACCAGCTTCTCCGGGTAGGTCGCAAAGTGCGCCTCTTTGGTGGGCTGGCTGGGGATGGTCCACACGCTGCGCCGGTTGCGATAGCCGGAGTCTTCCGTTGCCCTTCTTTCTTCCCGGTGCTGCGTGCGGGATTGGCCCGGGCAAAGATCCTCTTTGGAGGCGCGCTTGAAATTCACGGCGCTCCCAGTTTGGCCTGATGATATTTCTTTAATTGCCTCGGCATCATAGAAGTAGCGCTCTTGTTTGGCCAGCAGAAAAACATACTCATGCGCCTTGGTGGGTCGATCTGCCACACTCTCGGGCAGTGGGTTGGGTTTGTGCCAAATAATATCAGACCGCAAATACCAGCCATCGGCCTGCAGCGCAAGCGCCACCCGCCAGGGAATACCTATCAAGTTCTTGGCCTTGAGATTATCGGGCACATAATGAGAGCATTGGCTTGCGTTTTTCCCTCTCCCGGTGATTGTGTCCCCGTTTCCGCCCCGGCCTCCACCGCTATACGTGTCGCCCAGGTTGAGCCACAATACACCATCATCCCGCAGCACCCGCCACACTTCTCTGAACACGCTTACCAACTTGACGATATATTCATCCGGTGTGGGTTCCGTCCCGAGCTGGCCCTTCACACCATAATCACGCAGCCCCCAGTAGGGCGGGCTCGTCACCACACACTGCACGCTGTTCGATGCCAGCGGTAAAGCTAAAGCGTTCGCGTTGAGGATCATAGTTTCCCCTGAGTCTCCTCTGTTTCTTGCGGCTTGAACTTCCCGCACGCCGGCCAGTTTGCCCGCCAATCTGTAGCCGATCCCCCGGTTATCTTGGACTTGGCACACTTAAACCAGGTCGCCGCCTGGCTGTGTCGTTGGAAGAACGCGCAGTTCTTGCACTTCTGCGCACTCCGCAGCCCATGGGCCGCATGCATCGCCCGGATGCGCAGCGGCAGGGCTTCGACTGTTTTCTTCTTCTCTTCCCACCACTCGGGAAAGAGGTTGGACCGATTGGCAGTCACGTTAAACTTTCCCATCCGATTCTCCTTTCTATACTCCGCATATTCCAGAACACTCGTCATCCCACAAGCTCAACTGCCCTTTTTCCTCGGCTGTTCTCAAGTCAACTTCAACCAGCGGCTTACGGGATGGATGCACAAACAGGTCGTAAGGCGGGCGGGCTTTGCGGATCGCCTCATCAACCGCCACGGCCTCGGCCCAATCTTCGGGCGTTCGCTGGATGCGCCGCCATTCGGCGGTATTGTGAAATGGGCAGAAGGTGCAGGCGCTTTTGGGTGGTACTTCCAGACCGTGTGTTTCCAGCCATTTGATACAACCGGCGCGGGTCATTTTCAGGTCAAGCAATGGCCAGCGGTGGGTAACGTATTTCACGTCGCTGGCTTTTTGGCGCTGTGACTCGTCCCAGGAAATTCCTAGCCACATTTCAACGGGTTCGCCGTTTCGGTTCGCTTGCAGCCAGCGACGCATCTGCGCGATTTTCCAATCACCTGTACATTGGCGGCGGATTTGACCGTCCCCTTTCTCGGATCGGGTAAACGCTGGAATATCGACTACGGCTTTCTCGCCTAATTCCGAGGCGGTATTCTTGACTGTAATCACCCTTACCCCGCGCTCCTCAAGCCAGCCCGCCCATCGCTCCGCAAATTGGTAAGTCAATAAACTTTCGTGTGTAGTGTCGGCATGGATCGCAAAATCAACCGGCTCCAATTCACCCAGTGCCACCATTGCGGCAAGCGTGAAGGATTGCACACCCCAACCTAACGAGATCACTTTCATGATTTCCCCTTCACATTCAACTCGTCATTCTTCCGCAGCAGGTGCCTGGGTATGGTGTGATGCGGGATATGTGCGCCGAAATCTTTGACCGGCGCCCACATCAGCTCTTCTTTATACGACCAGCCCAATATCTCAGCCGTGTGCGTTTGATCGTTGTACCCCGCCAGCACATACACATCTGCCGGCAGCTTGTCTTTCTCTTGGATCAAGTTATAGGGCTTGCGAAACGTCTTCACGTCCACGGTAATCCCGCTGGGCAGCACAAAATCAATCCCCTGATCCCCGCCGATCTTCTGGCTATAGTCCCAGTCCAGATCGAATAAACGCGCAAACTCGTACTCACCCACCACCCCCACCAGGTCATAATCAGCAGAGAGCGGGCGCCGGCTGGCGTGCTGCAGGTGGCTCTTGGTGCGAAGCCTGGCGATCTCCGCCAGCTCGTCAATGCTCATGGGTCGCAAGATGTTCCTCCTTGAAACGGTCGGCGGTCTGCTCTGAGACCGCCAGAGTCTCGCCCTTCTGATGCGGGGGCCGCGTTCACCCCCTTGATATGGCATGCAAATCAACCGGATTGAGGAAGGCTGTTCTCGCCCGGCTGGGATTGCTGCGATACGTTGGTTCTCTCGACGTGCTTATAAACGGCATGGGCCAACCCACATTTACATCTGTCGTTTGTGCTGCATCCTGGCTCGTGCTGGACAAATGCGTAAAGGTCTTCGGCGTCTTCGTTTGCCGCTTGAAGAGTCGCCTCCAACTCCGCGATGCGCTGGCGGGCGGCTTCGAGTTCGGCGCGAGCCTGATCACGTTCCTTTTCCAATTGGTCAACCATCTTCGGCACAAATTCAATCCCCACGATCTCGCCAGTCTGCCACTTGCGCAGCTCGCCCCGAAGATTGGACAGTTCAATGCTTTGATCAACGGACCATGCCTGCTGATGGATCAGCTTGTCGAGTAGGTCATCGCGCTCTTTTGCCAGTCGTTCCACTGCCTTGTAAGCTGTAGACCATCGGTCATCATCCTGAGTGATCTCTCCTGGCTTGTACGATCCTTCCGCCAGAGTCATGCAGGCCGAAGAGCGTAGAAGCTCCTTGTCTAGTCTCGCCATGGTCTTTTCAAATTTAGAAAGAAGCTCGCCTTCTATCGGCCGCTTATTCCACAGCTCGACAGCCTCAAACTCTTTCAGGCTGGTTGGACCTGCGACTTGGCAAACATAATTCTGACAGTGGACAGCAAAGCCAATCGCGCCGCCATCTCGATAATCCTCTAGCTGCGCTTCGCCTCCGCACATAGGGCAGGGTTTTAAGCCGCTCATTCCTTCACCTCGCTTGGCACAATTGTGCTGTCCAAATCAAAACCGTTTCCCGGCTTTGTTCCCTCGAACTGCACCTCGTCTTCAATCAATGCCTCATAAATCACGTCGATGATTTTCTGGCGAAACTTCTTTGTTCCGGTAACTCTGATAGTGATAGTGTCGGTTTTCATATCCCTCCTGCAAACAATTCCAACTGGACCGGCTTCACCCGCGCCTTTTCCCAGGCCCAGCGCGCCACCTGATAGGCGACCGGGCTGGCCATGTACCGCTCGCAGGTGTGAGTTTCCGCATCCTTCACGATCGGCAGCGCGTCGATCTCGCCGGCGTAGTCCCGCGCGCAGCGGTCGATGGGCTTGCCCTTGCGCACCTGCGTGCCCAGGTAAAAGCACCAGTAGCACGCAGGTGCGGGCATGTAAGCGCTGAGATCAGCCGGCGCTTTCGTCGTCATCTTAGAACGGTAGCTCTTCCGCTTCCTGGTGCTCGTCGGGTTCGCTTTCGGTCGCGCTCCCGTAGGTCGCATCCTCCCACTTATCCAACTCTTCGGCGGTGGGGCCATCCTCGATCTTCCCATCTATCACCGGGTCATTCATGGGATCGCCTTCAGCCAACAGTTCAGCCGGCACTTCAATCGGCTCACCGACTTCGTTCTCTGTCCATTCCATCATCGGAGAGGCCAGGAGCTCATCGACCAGGGTCGGCGCTTCGGCCTTCCGCACCCTGCCGCTGCCGTTGCATTCGGCGCAAAACTCCGCAGCGTTCTGTGCGTTCACGCCGCTGCCGTTGCAAACGGGGCAGGTTTCAAATTCGTCTTTCTCCGGGTCCGGTTCAACAACCTTCGCCGCCGGGATCATGCTGCCGGCGTGTTCGCAATTCGAGCAGGGTTTCCCCGGAGTCGGGCACTCGCCCGAGAAATTGCAGACAAAGCCCTCGGGCATATCGCTCGGCCCGCCGCCGCTCTCCTGGGTCCAATCAATCTTGAGCTGGTTGTCCTTCAGGTAGCTCGGCTCCATCTTGGGCTCTTCGAAGATGACCTCATCCCGGTCCACCCGGTCTACCAGGAGTCCCGCTTCGGCCATCAGCTTCAAGAACGCGCCGACGGTCTTATCTTCTGCAATGGCAGAAATATCAACGGCGACTGCAATTTGCTCATTCGAGCGTTTGATGCCTACATACACTGACTTCATTTTGCTAACCCTCCCAAAAATTTGTTAACTTCATCCGCGTCGTAAGCCATCAGCACGATTCCGCCCGCCTCTTTGATGCGCGCATGCGCGTCGAGCTGGATCTGCGTGGGCTTATTCCCCGGAAGTTTGACCTCGATTGCGATGAGCCGGCCCCGGTAGCAGGCCAGAATATCAGGCGTTCCCGCCGGCGCCAGGTTGATCAGGCGCTTGCTACCGTCTTTGTTCTCCGCCAGGCGCTTACCACTGTTCACCCGGATCGCCCAGCAGCCGTACAGTTGCAGCAGATGGATGATTGCTTTCACCAGGTCTTGCTCAGACATACTCCGCCTCCAATATCCTTCTCCCAATCCACTCCACCACCTGGGGAACTACGGCGTTTCCGAGTCCCCTAAGTCGGTCCACCCGGGCGGGTACCCCTTTGGCAACTCGTGGAGTATCGCCTTCCCAACCAGGCCGCCAAGCATTCAGGGATATAAATTCGGCATTCTTCCCGCGATGGCCCTCCCCAATCTCTCCGCTGTCTTGTGCCAAAAGTGATGGCAGTGGATGCAAAGAGTTTGAATGTTCTCCGATTCGTTGTTCTCCGGGTTCTGATCTATGTGGTGGGCATGAAGGCTTTTCTTTTGCCCGCAAGCCTCGCAAAAATCTTTCTTGTGCTTCTTCGCGCGCAAATGGTAGGTTGTCCAATGGCTCGGGTGTTTCTTGGAGTTTGCGCAAGTAAGACTGCAGTATTTCCTGCGCTTGAATGCTCCCAGGTCTTCCAGCCTCCCATTCTCGAACGTCTTCCGAGTCAATCTTTTCTCGCAAGTTTCGCAATATTTCTCTGGATCTGCTTCGCGTTTCATCTGTCAATCTATCTCCGTCCAACCTTTCGGATAGCCCATTAGAAGCTCCACCCATTCCGGGTTCAACTGCCCACCAATCGTTTTTTGTAATCCCACCTGATTGGACGTTTCCCGGTTCTTCCAATCCGTTGCGCAGGGCGTCGGGTAATGAGCTGCGATGTTGGCCAGACTGGGGTTCCCGTCGCTGTCCTTCTGGTTGGGGCTGCCCTTCTGTCCATCGCTGGCCCTGGGGGTTGGGAATGTAACCGCCTTCAGTAGTCCGCCCTCGTTCGGCCTCTTCTTGCCCTTGCTCATCCGGTTGCCAGTTGCATCGGATACGGTCATCGTCGGCCACATGCGCACATCGTCCCGCAGGCTGCGACTGTTCCCCCCGCCGGTCGTCCCGGTGGCATCGCTGGCGGTCGGGGTCGTGAACTGGGGTGTACCCAGCAACGAATACCCTTTCCCGGATGTGTGGCGCACCAAAGGCCGAAGCCGGTAGCATTTGCCATTCACACAGATACCCGCAGCCGGCCAGGTCCCGGAGAACGCGACCGTAGAACCGTCCAGACTCACTAGAAAGTAGCCCTCGTACATTTTCAGCCAGCACCCAGCGGGGTCTAAGCTCGTGAATAATGCGGGCATACTCTCCCCACAGATCCCGCTCATCGGCGCTTGCCAATCGCTTGCCGGCGGTTGAATGGGGCTGGCAGGGGAAGCCTCCGGTAATGATATTGAAGTCGTCGGGCAATCCGGCCCACCTGAGCCCGAGCGGGAAGCCCCCGATTCCGGCAAAGAGATGGATCTGGTCGTATCCTCGCAGCTCATCGGCTCCAACGGTTCGTATGTCTCGCTCATCCACGTCACCTTTCGGCAGGTTACCCAGCCTGATTTGTTTCCTTAGCACCTGGCAGCAGTAAGGATCAATGTCGTTGTAGTAGGCGCTCACGCCTTCACCATCCTGGGTTTCTTCCCCATCAGCCGGGTATATTCCTCAACCTGGCCCTTGCTCCATTCCCCGCCGTTGTGCGTCAGCAGCGGCTCGGCAAAGCCGTACAGTTCATCCTGAAAGCGCTGGCCGGCGTCGTCCAGTTCCATCAGTTGATGCCCGCGGCACGTCACCATGACCTGCCTGGCGGCTGAATGGATCTCCTGGGCGCTTGGGAAAAACTTGCTCTCGCGCGTGATCTCCGCCGCACCCCGGCGCACCGCTGCCGGCGGCAGGTTTCCGAGTGCCCGCCGGTACGCCTTGACCATTTCCGGGATGGGTACCTTGGGCTGAAAGCTCGGATAGGTCGCCAGCAGCCCAACTACGATCTCGGTCACTTCAAATTCAGACACTGCCATAATTACCCTCCGCAAGTAGTCGCTTGGCTTCTTCGATGGGAGTTTCTATCTGCCCCTTTTTCCTGGGCAGTCCCTGCTTTTCGGGCGGGATCTTCCCGGTCAGCGCCCAGCCAATCCAACCCAACCGCGTAGACCCTGGGTAGCGATGATTGTAGGTGGTCCAAAACCCTCTTAAATAGATTTCGGTGTCAGCGCCTTTCCGCTGCATGATCGTGGGCACGTCTCGCAGCAGGTCTACGTTCTCTTCGCTCATGGGTATTCCCATCCACCCGGTTACTTTTTGGATGAGCTGGTACGCAGGCGCGCACTCACTTTGCGCGCCGCTTGCGCGCGAATCATTTAAAATCGGGGACTGGTTAAAGGGACTGGGACTGGGACTGGGTTGAACTTTGCTTGAATTTTGCTCAAGCACTTGCTTAGCATTTGCTTGAGCAAGTGCTTGAATTTCCATCTTTTTGGCGGCTGATTTGGTTCCGCCGCGCTTTCCGGCCTCAGAACGGGCCTTTCTCATGGATAAAACTTCTTCCCGGCTCATGTTCCAGTCCAGGAAATCATGCACTTGATAGCCGCCCTCTGCATATTCCCAATACTTATGGTCAACCAAACGTGAAGCAATTGCTTGAGCAAGTGCTTGAGCATTTGCTTCGGTTTTGATCTTGGCCCACAACAGCAGTAGTTCCAGTTTATCGGCTGGAATAAACCCATCAGTGAGCTGCCCGCTGCAGTAGATCAGGCCAGCAAAGAAAAGATCCTGCTCGTCGCGGTCCAGCACGTTCTTCGGGTTAAGACAGAATTGGTCGTCTATCTTGGCCCACATTTTATTTACCCGCCGCGTGCTGTTCTTTGATGTGCTGGCTAAAGTGCCTCCGGTAGGTATTGGTGATGATCGAATCAAGATCCGCATAGTAGGCGATCAAACTCCGGTATTGCTGGCACTCATCGCAGTTCGGGTGAAACGTCACTGGCTGAGCGACTGGGCGTTGGAACAGCGCCTTGATTGATTTAAACAGGTTCATTCATACCTCCGTTAGTTGTGCAGAATCTGGTGTGCAGGTGCGCGCGTGCGCCGGGGTGCTATCTTCTCGCAAAATGCGATACAAGTGGGGGAGGGGGTATAGATACCGTCCGTCCCCTTCACCGTCCAACCCCGATCCCTCCACTCCCCTGCGATCAATGCATCCCATTCGGACCGGCGCAGCAGCTTCCCCTTGCCCACCAGCGTACGGCTGCGAATACGACAGCCATGAGCAATCAGCGCCGCCAGCGCCCTGGCTCGGGCCATAGGTAGTTTGCCAAACTCTGAAAGGATGACGAGCTGCCCCGGCTCGATCTCCACGTAATGCCGATCCTGGCGCGGGCCATACCGCTTGTAAAGCCGGCGCATCTGCCAGCAGCCCACCCAATACCCCGCCAGGAAAATAACAATTCCCGCTGATGCCAGCTCGACTAGGCTCACTTTGCCCACTCCAGACAGGCCGCGCCCAGCATCTGGCCCCAGGTCCAGCCCACCACCAGCAGCAGGACCATGACGACCACAACCAGGAGAAGCCCAAAGAAAAGACTGCGCCGATCAATGCCCTTCTCCATCTTTCCGCCCCCGCAGATATTCCTCATAAGGCATCAGCCGGTAAGCCGGGATGATGTATTTGGCCGCTTCCTTGCCGTAGAGATCCACAATTTCCCAGGGCCGCACCCCATGGCACAGCGAGAAAAGCACCTGATTTTCTAAGATGTGGTCCTCAACGGTGTTTTCGTATAGTTTATCTGCTAGTTGTCTGACATTCTCGAACGGCTTGAAATCCGCGGGCATCTCGGGCGTGTAGTTGTGCGCATCCTCAATGAGCTGCGCGACCGTGCGCGGAGGTTGCTGGGCGATTCGCCGGCTGTGCCTGGGCAGTCTGGTGCCCGGATGGAGGCGCGCCCACAGCAAAAACGCAAAGAAAACCCACAGGATCAGCACGACTGCACAGCCAATCAAAATCCATTCCGACCCTTCTTTCATGGCAAAAGCCCCTCCCTTTTATGTTGCTGATAATAGTAATTATCAAAACCAACTGCGATTGTCCAATTAGGGGATGGGGCTGCTACCACCCCATCCCCCCGCCTACCACTAATCAATTGTGATTAAAATAAATTCCATCCATCAGACAGTAGAGCTGCCGCACCAGGTGCACATCGTTGGCGGCATACTCCCGGCGCTGCTCTGGCGGCATCTGCTCGAACATGCTGCCATCCAGATCCGGTAAGGGATTGTCCAGCCGGTAGAGCTTCGCCACCTGCTTCAGCCCCTTCCACTTGCCGAACTCCCAGTTGTAGAGAATCATCATCAGGTCCGTCACCGGCTCGGTTCGGAATTTCGCCAGGTTGGGCGCGAAGGGCACCGAGACCTGCAGCGCCATCGACCGCCGCAGCAGATAGATCAGGTCAAACCCCAGCACGTTGTACCCGCAGCAGCGCCCGCCACATTCCGAGAACTTGCGCCAGAAACCGGCCAGCAGGTCGCGCTCGGAGTAAGCGCACTCAATAACCTCGGCGTCGGTCTCGACCAGCTCTTCATCCGTGGTGAGCCTGGCCCAGTACACGTCCCCCACCATGCACACGGTGATGGGTCCGTTGACATCGGTGGCATAGCTGATGCTGGCGATCTTGCCGTAGTCCGGGTCCAGCGCAGCCTTCTCAATCTGCTCGGCGCGCGCCTCTTCCAATGCGGCCGCAATCTTGGCCGGGTCTTTCAGCGCCCCCGATACCTTGGGGTCAGGCATCAGCGGGATATTTTCCAGGTTCTTCTCGGTTTCCAGATCAAAGAACAGAATCGGTTTCATTTGGTTTTCCCTCCCAGGTCGTTCTCAAGTTCCATGTACAGCACGACGTGCTTTGAAAAGTACAGCCGCCAAATCGCCCAGGGCAGTAGGATTGTCGTCAGTGTTCCAAGGGTGAGCAACAACTTCCACGTCTTCATTAGCCACCCACCTCCGGGTTAATCACTTGCATTGGATTGGTTGGGATGACACCCATCGGCACCAGCAGGAACGAAGGCAGGCTGCGCAGGCCCATAGAGATCATGTACGCGGTCTGACTGATGACACTGACCAAGCTGGGCGCCAGCGTTCCCGCCGGCACGCTCTGCCACCCGTTGGCTTCCAACCAGGTCGTGAACTCGCCCGCGGTCTGCCAGCAAACTTTATTGGCGTTGCAGAACTTGGCGAGATCAAACGCCTCGCCCGCCCGGTTCAACACTGCAAAGGCGTACTTCTCCCCGACCGGCCAGCCCAATACCACCAGCTCTACGTTCGGATTGGTGAAAACGAACGTGCCCGGTTGCCCACGCACAGCCTGGGCCATGCCCGACATGGTTCTATACACATCGAGCGGCGCCACCTGCACAGCCGCGCAGCTATGCAGCAGCACAATCACGATCAGGATCGAAACGATCAACGCAAACCCTTTTTTGACCATTTCAAAATTCCTCCCAAGATCCACACTTGGGGCAGACCGCGAAGGCGCGGTAACTCGCCCCCTTATGAAAGGGCATGTACTCCATGCCCTTGTCACCACACTCTGAGCACTTGCTCTCGGAACACACCGCCCTATCAATCGCGGCAGCATCCTCGCCAGGCTCCTGATACTCATAGCCCTGCAACGCCATGAACTCAAGCAGCTCGTCCATTACTTGCCTACCTTCAGGTCGCGCACTTTGGCCGCAGCCTTGCGCAGGCTTTCCGCCACCTTCGGATTTTCCGTGATGACGGTGAGTTGATCTACCCCTAGCATGCCCAGGGTAGTCGTACCAAATTGGATTTTCATTTCCGGGATCTCGGCCGGCTGCGGCTTGGGCGCTTGTGTTGGTTGCGCTTCGGTCTCGTGCTCCGACTCAACCTCTTCCTCTGCCGGCTGCCAGTCTCCGTCTGTGCAATCGTCTCCAAACGTTTCCGGGTTGTACCCTAAGTCGTCCGCCTCCTCTTCCTCGACCGGTACGGGCGCGCCCTTCGGCACATTCAGCCCGCCATCCCCAAGCAGCATCTGCTCGGTGCCCTTGGGCAGCGCCCGGCTGGCCATGTGCGCCAGCATCTTCTTCACCCAGTTCGGGTCAGCCTCGACCGAGATCAAGCCCTTACTGATGCGCTGGGCCTGGCCGTCTGGTTTTACCCAGGTAATTTCTTTCATGCGCCGGGTCAGGGTCAGGGGCACCCCCGCCAGTTTTTGCGGCAGGCCCATGGTCATCATCGCCAGCGCGTTGAGCTGCTCGGTGATATTGAGGCAGTCATAAAATGAGGTGGTGTGCAGCGTAAAATACGCGAAGCGTCCCAGCTCGGGCAGCACGAACTTCAAGCGGCCGACTGGCTTGGCATAGATCGAAATTTCTTTGTTGTTGCTGCGGGAAACATACGAGCCAACCGGGGTCTTCGGGTCAAAGGCCCGCTCCGGTTGGCCGTTCGCCACCACGACCTCACCGGTCTTGGTATCGACCAGGC